TCTTCTTTTTCCCACTGCTTACCTTGCTCTTGGTGGTTGGCTTACTGGGACGACTTTCGTTACGAGTTGGTATACTCACGGGTTGGCAAGTTCCTATCTTGAGGGTGCAAACTTTCTTACTGCGGCAGTTAGTACTCCAGCAGACGCTATGGGTCATTCTCTTCTTCTGCTCTGGGGTCCTGAGGCTCAAGGGGATATCGTCAGGTGGTTCCAACTTGGGGGACTCTGGACTTTTGTGGCACTCCACGGGGCCTTTAGTCTGATCGGATTTATGCTTAGGCAGTTTGAGATTGCCCGTCTTGTGGGCATTCGTCCTTATAATGCGATTGCCTTCTCTGGACCCATCGCAGTCTTCGTCAGTGTGTTCCTGATGTACCCTCTAGGGCAATCCAGTTGGTTCTTTGCACCTTCCTTTGGTGTCGCCGCCATCTTCCGTTTCCTGCTCTTCCTACAGGGTTTCCACAATTGGACGCTCAACCCCTTCCATATGATGGGAGTTGCTGGTATACTGGGTGGAGCACTACTCTGTGCGATTCACGGAGCAACTGTAGAAAACACGCTATTTGAAGACAGTGAACAAGCAAACACTTTTAAAGCCTTTGAACCAACTCAAGAAGAGGAAACCTATTCAATGGTTACTGCAAACCGATTCTGGTCGCAGATTTTTGGTATTGCTTTCAGTAACAAGCGTTGGTTGCATTTCTTTATGCTTTTCGTCCCTGTTATGGGTCTTTGGACTTCCAGTATCGGTATCATCGGTCTTGCTCTTAATCTGCGTGCTTACGACTTTGTAAGTCAAGAGATTCGTGCTGCTGAAGATCCTGAGTTTGAAACATTTTATTCTAAAAATATACTGCTCAACGAAGGAATTCGTGCTTGGATGTTTAGTGTAGACCAACCTCAAATGAATCTGGTTCTACCAGAAGAAGTTCTTCCGAGAGGGAATGCTCTTTGATAATTTTCAAGACCCTTATATAAGGGTCTTTTTTATGTTATAATACCTTCATTCAAAAAAATAAAAATTATAAATAATAATAGATATAATTGAAGGTATGATAAAAAATAGTATAGTAGGGCAGACTTTTAATAGATTGACGATACAAAAAGAATATCAATCTCCTTGTAAGAAGTATGTATTATGTGAATGTTCTTGTTCTTGTGGAGGTAAAACTACTAAAACAAGAAGGCACGATATTGTATCTGGAAAAATAATATCCTGTGGATGTTTAAGATTGGAAAGGTTGAGAGAAGTATCTCCAAATAATCCAAGAAGTAGAAAGGAACCTGGAACACGCAAGGTAGATGATAGAAGATATAAGATGTTCCATAATGCTCAACATAGAGCAAAAAGGAAGAGAATACCTTTTACTATAACTATAGATGATATTGTTATTCCAGAAATTTGTCCTTTGCTTGGAATACCTCTTGTATCAACAAATGATAAAAGAGATCCAAGAAATCCTAGTTTAGATCAAAAAGATCCAGGAAAAGGTTATACTCCAGATAACATATGGGTTGTGTCTTCAAGGGCAAATTGGATAAAATGTGACGCTTCCCTACAAGAACTCCAAACATTAGTAGAAAATCTCAAATGTTACTCTACCTAACATATGAGACTTATTATGTCTTCAATTCATAACAAAATCTGACACCTTAGTAAGAACTCCGTATAATTACTTATGAGTTTTTACTTTTATATGAAGATTTTTTTAGATACTGCTGATGTTTCAATGATTGGCCCAGCATATGATACTGGACTATTAGATGGGGTCACTACAAACCCATCTCTAATTCTCAAAAGTGGAAGACAACTCCAAGAAGTCATTGGAGAAATTTCCACCACATTTTCAAATTTAGAAAGCATTTCCGCTGAAGTTGTTGCCGATACTGCCGAAGAAATGCTCTCACAAGCACAAGATTATTATACAATTGCACCTGCAGTTACAATTAAAGTTCCCTGTACTGTAGAAGGACTTAAGGTATGTAAAACACTTTCCGATAAAGGAATTAAAGTTAATGTAACTTTGGTGTTCTCAGTTGCACAAGCAATTCTTGCATCTAAAGCAGGTGCAACATTCATCTCACCTTTCGTAGGTCGTTGGATGGACAATTCTGTGGATGGAATTGAACTCATCAAGAACATTCGTAAGGTGTATGATCATGCATTTACCGAAACACAAATTCTTGCAGCATCTCTTCGTGATGTAAGACAAGTAGAACAATCTTTCCTCAATGGTGCTGATGTTGTTACAATTCCACCAGTTGTATTCTGGGCAATGTATAAGAACATTATGACTGATAAGGGTCTAGAACTCTTTCAGAAGGATTGGGAAGCAGTTATTGATAATCAAAAAGAATGAAATCAATAGTAATATTTGGAGCAACTGGAGATCTTTGTAAAAGGAAACTTATACCAGCACTTTACACTCTTCACAAGAAAAATCTTTTACCAAAAGGGTTTAAAATTATTGGTGCTTCCAGAACTAAACACAGTAAGGAGAGTTGGGTTGAAACTTTAGGTAATTATTCGCAAGAGTTTATTAAAAGACTTGATTATGTTTCTTGTGATCTGAGTGATTTAGAATCTTTAAAACTGATAGATTCTTATGATGACACCACTTATTTTCTATCAGTTCCTCCAGAAAGATATGTTGATGCAATTACCAATCTAAAAGAGGCAGGTAAATTAGATGACGCAGAAAAATCTAGAGTCATTATTGAGAAACCTTTTGGCACCGATCTTCAATCTGCTAATCACTTACAATCTGTGGTGGCTGGATATTTACGCGAAAAACAAGTATATCGCATTGACCATTATCTGGGTAAAGATACTGTTAATAACATTCTTGCCACTCGTTTTAGCAATATTCTTCTTGAACCACTTTGGAATAGAAACTTCGTAGAAGAAGTTCAAATCTTTGCAACTGAAACAATTGGTTGTGAAGGTCGTGCTCAGTATTATGATACTGCTGGTGCCGTGAGAGATATGCTTCAAAACCATATGCTTCAGGTACTTGCATTGATTGCAATGGAACCTCCTTGTAAAAATGATGCAAAAGAAATTCGCAGAGAAAAAGTTAAGGTTCTTGCCGCAACTAGACTTGGTGATAATGTAGTTCTTGGACAATATGATGAATATAAAAATGAGGAAGGAGTAACACCAGGTTCTCAAACTCCAACTTTTGTTGCTGGAGATCTTTATGTTGATAACTGGAGATGGAAAGGAGTTCCATTTCACTTTATGACGGGTAAAAAAATGCCTGTAAATTGTGTTGAGGTTGTAATTAAATTTAGATCTCCCCCACAACAGTTATTTGATGGGCACGAATGCAACGATAGAATTGTAATGAGATTGCAACCAGATCCTCATTTAGATATGCGTATTGACATTAAATCTCCTGGACTAAATGATAAAGTAGAATCAGCACTTCTTCAGTATCATTATCCAGTAGAAAAAGCAATTGATGGATATGTAAAACTATTTTATGATGCAGTAAATGAAGATCAATCACACTTCGTTCATGCTGATGAAGTGTTGGAATCTTGGAGAATTGTTGATGATCTTTTATGTACTGGAGATCATTGTCGTATTATGACAATGCCATATCTTTATTCTCCAGGAAATTGGGGACCATTTCAAAAAACAGAACTTGTTACTAAGTGGGACTATCCACTCAAATTAAAATAGGAGTAAAAAATGAAAGTAGGATTAATTGGTCTTGGGCGGATGGGCGAAGGTATGTCCCGTCGTATGATGAAAGCAGGAATTGAAGTTTGGGGTTATCGGAGAAACTATGAAAAAGCACAAGAAGCCTACGAAAACGGATATGTTAATGGAGTTGCAAATTCTATACAAAGCCTTGTTCAAGTAGTCAAGGGACAAAATAAACCAGGTATCTTTCAGATGGTTGTACCTGCCGAAACAGTAGAGGAGACAATCAATGAGTTACTACGATATTGTAGTGAAGGAGATATTATTATTGATCATGGCAATAGCAATTTTAAAGACAGTCGGAAAAGAGCAGAACGTTTGGCAAAGATGGGTATCCAATATATTGATTGTGGCACTAGCGGTGGTGTTTATGGTCTGGATCGTGGATACTGTCTTATGGTTGGAGGTGGAGATACTGCAGTCGCCACTTGTTCAAAGATATTCTCCGCCCTCTCCCCAGATATTCACTCCTGCCATAGAACGGATCCAACATCTGATGTAACTTCTGCCGAATACGGTTGGTTGCATTGCGGTGGTCCTGGAGCAGGACACTTTGTGAAGATGGTGCATAATGGTATTGAGTATGGTATTATGCAAGCGTATGCTGAAGGATTCAATATTATTAAGAATGCAAACGCAGGTGCTCAGTATGTTAGAGAAGGAGACGCAGAGGTTGCCCCTATGGCAGACCCAGAAAGTTACTGCTATGATATTGATGTTGCTGAAGTTGCTGAGTTATGGCGCCGTGGTAGCGTGGTTGGGTCTTGGCTACTTGACCTTACTGCTGATGTGCTACGCAGGGATGGTCGCCTTGAACAGTTCTCTGGAGGCGTATCCGACAGCGGTGAGGGTCGTTGGACTGTTTCTGCCGCTGTGGACTTGGGGGTTCCCGCTCCTGTTATTACTACTGCCCTATTTGAAAGATTTAACTCACGCAATCTCGGATCATTCGGAGCAAAAATCCTAAATGGAATGCGTTATATGTTTGGTGGGCATCATGTAAGATAAAATAAATATTCACAAGTCGCATGTACTTATGGATATTCTCCAGTCGCCTCAAGATTACTTGTTTAATTTGCAGACAACAAGTTCATCCGAAGCAAAACGATTGTGGAGAAAACACATAAAAGAAAGTTGGAGTCACAAATGTGCTTACTGTGACTCTGAAGAAAATCTAACATTAGACCACGTTGTTCCACAATCAAAAGGTGGTTTAGATATCACAAGAAATGTGGTGTGCTGTTGTCATTCTTGCAATCAATCTAAAGGGCATGAGTATTGGAAGTTATGGTATGTCCAACAAGACTTCTATAATGAAGATAGTTTGAATAAAATAGAAGACTGGATGAAACCGCCAAAACCAACAAATCTTTATAGTTATCGCCCAAGAAGAAATAATGCTTCATGATAAATTCAACAACTCCATATAAACTTGCAGAAATTATTAGAGACACTTGGCCTGGTCTTTACACCACACCAAAAAAGACTTATAATGAAAAACCACCATCTACATCAAATGAATCAGATACAAAAACTTCAGCAGATTGAATACACTGATCATTATTCGGTATTTGATAAAAATGGTAAAAAAATCTGCGATACCGCAACAGTTCAGGATGCTATGGTGATGGTATCTTTTGTGGAAGGGAGAACTTATAGACAAGTTAAGATTCTTCTTGATCAAGTTGTAAATATTCCATCAACAAGAATGGAAGATGACAATCAACTTAAATCGCAAAATATTTTGCCAGAAAGAATGGCAGAACCTGTGATCGTATAAATTACCTTATATACTTTAAAAAATATGAAATTTACAATTTATTCAAAAGATGGTTGCCCATATTGCAGCAAAATCAAACAGGTATTGCAATTAGCAAACCTTGAGCATGTTGTTTACAATCTTGGTGAACACTTTGAACGTGATGGGTTTTATGCTCAATTCGGACAAGGTTCTACGTTTCCTCAGGTTGTTTTGAATGATCAAGAACATCTTGGTGGTTGTTCAGATACGGTCCAATATCTTAAAGAGCAAAATCTAGTCTGATGGAATCTACTTTTCACGAAGTTTATTTTGACGTTGAAAAAGCAATCGATCTTGCTTTCAATGGACAATTTGTTTTAAAGTTTTATGATTATCTAAAAATTCGTGGAACACTTAGGCGTGAGGTAGAAGAGTTTATTGAAAGTAGTACTGCAAGTGAAATCAGTAATCTTGTAATGGATCTTGACGAATATCTGGAAGGTGGTGCCGACGAAATTCATAAACAACTTCGTGAAGGTTATGGGCATATTCCGAAACCACAAGCAAGAAAGATAAGAAATTATCTTTATGCAATTCTCGAAGACGCTTGGAAATATAATCATGATAAACGACCAGGAAGAAGGAAAAAACAAACTAAATAAATTTGAACCCGAAATTAATCGGGGAGTTGAATTACTACTTAGGAATAGGAGGAAGAGGGAGTCATCAAAACCAAAAACTTTTCAAGTGAAGTTTGGTAAAATGATTTCTCTCTTTCGTAGAGAGTTTCATTTCTTTATAGAATTTCACTTTGATATTAAGAAAAATTAGCTCTCTGGAGAAAATAAATGGACACCGCATATGCAATAACATTTACTATAATGTTTACTTTGCTCTTTTTTATGGTTGGTAGTATAATAGGTTGGTTGACTTATAGGCATCTACTAGAATCAAAGACTCCATATCTACACCCAGAGTTTTTTGATGAAAACGGACAAATCATACCCGATGAAGTTGTTTCCGTTAGATTTGAAGAAGGATATTTTGATGATGATGAAGAATTTGATGAAGAAGACGATTAAAAAATACAACTAAATATGTTAAATCTAGGCAATTGCAATTGAAATTTATGACTGTAACAAAAACTAAGAGCACCTCATCTGAAAAATCAATAGAAGCTCTTCCAACTAATCCGTTTATATTTGAAATTTTAGAACTTGCATCAAAGCAAAGAAGTAACGCAAAGAAAGTGGAAGTCCTAAAAATTTATGATGACCCCTCTCTTAAAACTGTTTTAATTTGGAACTTTGATGAATCTATAATTACTCTTCTTCCTGAAGGTGATGTTCCGTATGCAAGTACTGGTGAACAGACATCTTATAGTGGAACTTTAAGTTCTAAAGTTCAAGATGCAGTATCTAAAATGGATGAATTGAGTTCAAATTCTTTGGGATCTATGGATCAGGGTAGATCTTCGATTCGAAAAGAATATCAAATGTTTTATAATTTTGTAAAGGGTGGTAATAATGGATTGAGTTCTATCCGTAGAGAAACAATGTTTATTAATATTTTGCAAGGTTTGCATCCAAAAGAGGCAGAACTTATCTGTTTAGTTAAAGATAAAAAACTGACAGATAAATATAAAATTAGTTTTGACAATGTAAAAGATGCATATCCCGATATTCAATGGGGTGGTCGTTCATGACAGTAGTTGCAGAGAAGGGAAAAAAGATGGCAGAAAAAAAACAAGAATCTAAAAAAATTGTTGCTGCCCAATATGGATGCGAAATTGTTTTAGAAAAAACAACCCTACAACAAGCAAACGATCCTTCATTCCCATCAGATGCATATCTTGTTTGGTATGTTGTTGATGGGGAAGAGTTTATTGATCTTTGTCGTACAGCAAAAAAAGTAAGTCTTTTTGATATGTACTATGATAAGTATGGTTCGGGTTCTATTAAGAAAATTGATTTTGGATATGGAAGAGTAAACCCCAAACTGTGGGGATATAAGGCACCTGAAAAGAAAAAAAGAAAATGACTGCTGGATTTGGTGGACAAGGAAAAGAAAATAGAATTGGCAAAGATGCTAATATCACTATAGATTTGGATAATATAGATATTATCTTAAAGCAATATAGAAAAATTAAAAAATACAAAAAATCATCTCTGTATGCTATCAAAACGATGGACGGAACAGAAGATATTGTCAGTTCATTAATAAAGGAAGCGGAGGAGAATCCACTGTAAAATGGGGAAGCATTACTTACTTAACTTGTACGGATGCTCGTTTGTCCTTTTGGACGACGAGCGTTGTCTTATAGACTTACTAGAAAACGCAGCATCTGCCAGCGGTGCCACTGTGATTCAGACTATCTCAAAAAAGTTTGAACCGCAGGGGGTCACTGTCATTTGTTTGCTTTCAGAAAGTCATATCTCAATTCATACCTGGCCTGAAGAAGGTAAAGCGGCAGTGGATGTCTATACTTGTGGTGATTGCAATCCTAAGATTGGTTGTGATATCATTATTCAACAACTTTATGCTCAGAATCATACTCTGAGTTATATTGAGCGGTAAATAAATACACTATATCTGGAGAAATATATGCTCTCTACTCAATATCGTTTACGTCTAGAAGCAATATGTGAACGAATTGTAAAAGGTGAATTAGTAGAATTAAACGAAATAATCTGGGCAGAGAAACTTGCCCAGGCAAATAGAAGTGCTGGTACACTGCTTCGTCAAGCAAGACGGAAAGCAGAAAATCCCGATATGCAAGAAGGTGGATTGGATGATTTTTTAAACCAACTTGATATTGGTGGAATTGGTCACGAGTCCAAAGGAGTGTCTGGATTTGATACAGTTGATGATATTATAGATTTTTTCACTGAAGATAAACCAGATGACTGGAGACAAAGAGATTGAGAACGAGGGGGTTGACTACCCCTCTTTTTTTGTGTATGATGGATTTAGTTTTTTATTTTACTATGGCTTCAAAAACTCTTGGATTAAAAGTTAAAGATTTGTATGAAAAGTATCCTCATTTTGAAACAGAATTTTTAAAAATGTGGAGAAATATTATTAAAGAAGCACTTGCGGGTCAAGTAGCAAGAACTCCATCTAGTAAAAGTCTGAGAGGAATTAAAAATATTATTAAAAAGCACTGGCCCTATTTCACGGAAATTGAGTCAATGAAAGTTACTGATATGATTTCTTCAAGATTTAACAATCATAAACTTCTTCCAGATTGGGATGGATATAGAAATAAACTTCCTAATATTTTTTCAGAGTCTGTAATTGGACAATTAGTTTTTTCTGAAAATCAAGATGGAACCTCAACTATTATTGGAACTATCCCAGAACCATCTTCGGATGATATGTGTGTAATTATTATTCAGGGGAAAAAAATGAATGCTCAATTTACTGATGTTCCTCAGGATACTGCGTATTCCATTCTCTCAGAACTATCTAAATCTTTGGCATAATATAGGAGGGGTTGACTACCCCTCTTTTTTTGTGTATAATTACCTTTGTCCGGGTTGATATGAATGGATAAAGAAAAGCTTAAGCTAATTGTACAAAATCTTGAATCTCTAGTAGAATGTCTTAAGTCGGAAATTAATTCTGATGTGGATGAATACAAACCTCCACAATATGAAGAAATTTCCCGATACATTTCAGATTACGACGAAGTATTTTATGACGATGAAGTTTGAAGACTACGAACTAATGAAACCAGAAGTAAAACTAATTAGTGTTACTCCTGATGCAGAGAAGCACATGGCATATTGTGCTCGTGTAAGTAATCCAAATAACCAAGAGAATGATAATTTCTCTGGACTACTTAAGTATTGTATTAAGCATCAACACTGGAGTATTTTTGAACAGGCAACAATGACTGTTGAGATTAATACTACACGCGGTGTAGCAGCTCAAATACTTCGACATAGGAGTTTTACATTTCAGGAATTTTCGCAGCGGTATGCTGATGCAAGTCTGCTAGGAAAATCTATTCCTCTTCCTGAACTTCGCCGTCAGGATACTAAGAATCGTCAGAACAGTATTGACGACATTCCAGACTATTTGAAGCTGACACTAACAGAAGATATCCGCGTTCATTTTGAGCACTCTCTACGCCTCTACAACCGCCTTCTAGAGCACGGCGTGGCAAAGGAGTGTGCAAGGTTCGTTCTGCCTCTAGCAACGCCCACACGCCTCTATATGACCGGTTCTGTAAGGTCATGGATAACATACATCGCACTTCGTGAAAAAAATGGAACTCAAAAAGAACATATGGATATTGCTAAACTTTGTAAAGAAATATTCTGTGAACAGTTTCCAACGACTGCAGAAGCATTGGGTGGTGTTGAAATTGAATGGAAAATTTGATATAATGTAGTGAATACATAAATAAATTTCCACATTGGGAAATTGATAGACAAGATAATACAAAAGGATATATCTATGAAAATTGTGTTTCTTGTTGTCCAACTTGCAATTCTATGAAAATGGATTTGGATTTATCATCTTTTATACAACATATAAACAAAATAATCTCAAATTATTCTTCGGAGATAAAATGAAAAGTTGGTGCATCAAAGATCATTTGACTGGACATATATTCAAAATTCTTTTAAGTAAAGAAGATTTTCAAAAGTTTCTTAAAGAAAATCCAGATATGGATGAATGTATTGATTGTGTAGAGTGCGATGATGCACCTTCCATCACTATTGAATAAATATCCTTACACACTATGGAGGCATAAAGTTGGCAACGTACCCTGTTTATAATAAAGTCACTGGTGAACAAAAAGATGTGATAATGAGTGTTCACGATTGGGACCAATGGAAAAAAGATAATCCAGAATGGGATCGTGATTGGAGTGATCCATCTACTTGTCCAAGTTCTGGAGAGTTGGGTGAAGTTTATGATAGACTGAAAAAATCTCATCCAGGATGGAATGATGTTCTACATCAAGCATCAAAGGCTCCCGGATCAAAAGTAAAACCAATCTAATTTTATATGGCAAGAAGAAAAAGGACATCCGACCAACCAATCGGAGTTGGTATGACTACTAGACAAATGAAGCGTAAGAAACCAATTAGTTGTGATATAATGAGAGAGGTTGAACCTCTTACAGAAAATCAAAAAACATTATTCGAATCTTACGAACAGAACAAACATATCGTTGCTTATGGGTGTGCTGGTACAGGTAAAACATTTATTACACTGTATAATGCTTTACAAGATGTTCTTGATGAAAGAAGTCCTTATGAAAAAATTTATATTGTAAGGTCTCTTGTTGCTACTCGTGAAATTGGATTCCTTCCGGGAGATCATGAAGACAAGTCTTCTCTTTATCAGATTCCATATAAGAATATGGTAAAGTATATGTTCGAGTTGCCTGATGAAGCATCGTTTGAAATGCTCTATGGAAACCTCAAAACACAAGGAACGATTAGTTTTTGGAGTACTTCTTTTATTAGGGGAACTACTCTGGACAATGCAATCATTATTGTAGATGAGTTTCAGAATTTAAACTTCCACGAATTGGATTCAATCATTACTCGTGTTGGTGAAAATTCTAAGATTATGTTCTGTGGTGATGCTACTCAATCTGACCTAATCAAAACAAACGAGAAGAATGGTATTATTGATTTTATGAAGGTTTTGCGAGTAATGCCTTCAATTGATATTATTGAATTTGGTGTTGATGATATTGTAAGGTCTGGGTTTGTTAAAGAGTATATTCTTGCTAAAATGGAAATCGGAGTATGAGTTTTATTCATCATAATTATCTGGGTGATATTGAACTAGATTGTAAAACAACAGAAAGCATCCGTCTCTATAACCTACCCAATGGAGACTGGGTGCCTTCTATTACTTCGGTCACAAGTTTTTATAATCGGGAAGTCTTCGTTAAGTGGAGAAAGAGAGTTGGTCTTGAAGAGGCAAACCGTATTACTAAAAGAGCAACTGCAAGAGGAACTGATTTTCACCAAGTCTGTCAAGACTACTTAGAAAATAAAGAATTGGATTGGAATAATTACCAACCAATGACAAAGATTATGTTCATTCATGCTAAACCTTATCTTGATAAGATAAATAATATTCATGCAATTGAAAGAACTTTATATTCAGAATATCTTGGACTTGCTGGAAGAGTAGACTGTATTGCTGAATATGAAGGAGAACTTGCAGTTATAGACTTTAAGACTTCAGATAAGATTAAACCAGAAGCTTGGATTGAAAATTACTTTGTTCAAGAAATGTTTTATGCTGCTGCATACTACGAATTGACTAAAATTCCTCCAGTTAAGTTAATTACTTTAATGGTTACTCCATCTGGTGAAGTTAAAGTATTTGACAAAAGGAACAAAGGGGATTATATTAAGTTATTAGTTCGCTACATTAAAGAATTTGTACGTCACAATACTGGGCAAAATGGAGAATGAATTAGAAAAGGTACTGGAAAGTAAATTTTTCTGTCCATCAAGATTCGCTCAAGAGATTGAGAATCTTGTTCAAATTAACGAAGATATGAGTTATATTGATGCAATCATTCACTTTTGTGAATCGAATAGTATTGATGTGGAATCAGTTCCTAAACTGATTTCAAAACCTCTTAAAGACAAAATTAAGTATGAGGCAATGGAACTTAATTTTCTGAAGAAAACTTCTCGAGCAAAATTAATTTTTTAATTTATTGAATGATGCCCTTTGATTGTTATAAAACTTACATTGCACTAAAGAATCACTTTACAAAAGATTCTTATGACTATTTGAAATACGCGGGGAAAACTAGAGCATCATTGGATTCTTTCTATAAGCGACGTGATCGATTTTGGTTTGAAAAGGTATCGAGACAAAAAACAGATAAAGAAGTTGAGGAGTTTTTTGTTGCAAACTTTGTTTCCTGCAGTGATCCACAATCTCTATGGATTGGTGAGATTATTAAAGAAGGTGAGTCAACATACAAGCAATGGCAGAAGCGTATTCAATCTCTTTCTTATAATTTTAAAGAAGAAATTGGAAATGTTTTCACACAAAAAAACTTTGAGAGTATGTTCTCAGTTCAAACAGGAAGGCATCCTCAAGTTCTAAAAGAACATTTACAGAGTCGTCTTTCTTTGGAAGCAATGGTAATTCTGGATAGAATACTTGGATATAAGTCTCAGTTTGATAAAAAGTTGGATGATCCTGTTTGGAAACTAACTTCTATGCGTATGGGAAAGTATTCACCCTTCCTACATATTGATGTATTTCGTTATAAGAAAATTTTGAAAGAAGTAGTTTTAGGAGATTGATGACTTTTTTTAATTCCGAAGTCGTCCGTGCAGAGATGACAGAGATTGCTGAACTTCAGGAAACCATTTATCAAAATGTATTTAATTTTCCTCGTATGACCAAAGAGGAAAAAATGGATCATATTGATGTTCTTGAACGACTTTTAGATAAACAAAAGATTCTTTATACTCGGATGAGTTTATCTGACGATCCTGAAGCAAAGAAAATGAAAGAGAGAATTTATGAATCTGCTTCTATGATGGGTCTTCCTTCTAATGTTGATATGAATGTTGTCTTTAACAATATGTCAAAGATGCTTGAATCAATGAAGGAAAGGATTGACAAAACAGGTTCAGACCTGTAGAATAACGAAGTACACAAAAGCCAAATCCCACTAATACGGAGAAATCTAATGTCATTTGAAAATCTCAAAAAACAATCCAAACTGGGTTCCTTGACTTCCAAACTTGTAAAGGAAGTTGAGAAAATGAGCACTACTTCTGGTGGTGCTGATGAGCGTCTCTGGAAACCTGAGATGGATAAAACTGGTAACGGATTCGCAGTGATTCGTTTCCTGCCTGCCCCTGAAGGTGAAGAACTTCCCTGGGCAAAAATGTACTCCCATGCCTTCCAAGGTCCTGGTGGTTGGTATATTGAGAACTCTCTCACAACCATTGGTGGCAAAGATCCACTTGGTGAATATAACCGAGAACTGTGGAACACTGGTACAGAAACAAATAAAGAAACTGTTCGTAAGCAGAAGCGTAAACTGTCTTACTACTCCAACATCTATGTTGTAAAGGATCCTACCAATCCTCAGAATGAAGGTAAAGTCTTTCTGTTCAAGTATGGTAAGAAAATCTTTGACAAGATTATGGAAGCAATGCAACCTGAGTTTGAAGATGAAAGTCCTATTAATCCCTTTGACTTCTGGCAAGGTGCAAACTTCAAACTGAAGATTGTCAAGAAAGATGGTTATTGGAATTATGACAAGTCTGAATTTGGTCCAGTACAACCTCTTCTAGATGATGATGATGCTCTGGAAGCACTTTGGAAGAAAGAGTATTCTCTTGCTGCCGTAACTGCCCCTGATCAATTCAAGTCCTATGAAGAACTTGAGCGTCGTATGAAGATGGTTCTTGGTCAGAAAGTTGCTCCAACACAATCTCGTGATGTAGTTGAACAAGAAGACGAGTATGAATCGTATTCTCAAACTCCTAGTGTCGAAAGTCGTGTAGTGGAAGAACTGGAACAGTCCTATGCTCGCTCCAAATCTCCTTCACTTCCTGTAGTTACTAAAGAAGTTGACGAGGATGAAGATGATGCTCTCAGTTACTTCCAACGTCTTGCTGAGGATTGATTACGAATAAAGTCTAATATTATCTCCTTTCTTAAGGGTCTCGCTAACATATTGCGAAGACCCTTTTTTATATGCCATAATTTCTTTCATATCATTTAATACAATATTCAAGTATGCTGGTTTTAAAATAAAAATATTTCTCTTATTCTCCTCAAGTTTTTGTTCATATTCATAGTTTGTAATTGGAATTGCTATGTTTGTTAGAGTTTCTGATATATCGGTATAGAAATCAAAATAAGAAACTGAATAGTCTGATTGAACCTGTAGTCCTGCAGGAACAATTGTTATTCCTTGACTGTTTTTTATTTCTGGAGTCTCATAGTGATGAATTCCATTATAAAGAGTATCATAACTTCCATATTTACTAAGAAGAAATTCGTCAAAATCATTTGCGTTTAAAGGCCATTCTGTTTGAACACTAACAATGTTATTGCAAATAAGAACTAACCAATCTAATGAAGAGTCTTGGTATATTTTGAAGGCAACATTATCAGGTCTATCATCTCCTCCAATCTTATATTTTGTAAAGAATGATAGATTTTGGAAAATATCTTCTCTTAATTTTCCTCTTCTAAATAAATTCTTGACTCTAGCATAATCTCCTATTTGAGCATCTGGGATTCTGCTAACGTAGTCTAAGTCTGGAATTTGTCGAAAATAACTTGGCATTTTAGAAACCTATGCTATCTATTTGGTCTGGGGATTCGTTGCCATATTCGTCATCATATAGTGGAACGAGTTCTTGGAATTGTAGGGATAATTCATATGATGTCATAGATGGTTCTCCAGCAAAAGTCATATAGTTTCCATCTGGGGTGTAATTGACATTACACTGTGTCAAAGCACACTCTTTAAATTTATTTAAGTAAGGATGTTGTCTATTTTTTGCAGTTATATAAGATATTGCAAAGGTATGTGGTGACTTTAGGAGATAAGATTTACTACTTCTTTTTACTGACATGGATTGTTTGAAGAATCTTATAATCTTTCTTATTTCTTTCGCTTCTTTTTCTTCTCTTGGAGACAATCTAAATGTAAAAGAGAATGACCTTAGACTTGGACTATTGAATAATAACTCAAGGTTTGGGTTTACTATTGCACCATATTGTCTTTGCATTATATTTGCAGTGCCAGTCGCAGCTTCAGTAAATTTTGAGGTAAAAATACTTGTTAGGTCACCTGTATTGCCCTTTGCTTTATCAACTTGACTCTTAGTTGCTGTTTCTGCCGCTGCTCCTCCACCGGAAATGGCAGATTGTGCTATGTCAGCAAAAGCTTTTGATAGATCATTCAATGAATCTCCCTGCCAATCAACTCCGTTAGAATCTGATATTCCTCCTGGAATTGGTAGCACTACAGTTCCTAAAATTTCTCTTTTTCCAAGTTCTGGTATACCTGCATTATTAACTGATACTATTCGGTTTCCAGCTGCACTTTCTGCAGACTTAAGACCCGATGCAACATATTGTACTATACTAAATTTTATACAATCTTGTTCCTCTACTTGTAGAGTGATGGGATATTTTGCATTCCCATAACTTCCTTTACCATACCTTGTTCCATTGGCATAAGTTGCAGCTTCCTTTTCCAATTCTTGCTGTTGTGCTTCTGTTGCTGCTTGCTCTGGAGTTGTATCTGGATTTGAAGGTTTTATGCCAGAATCATTTCCTTTTGAAATTTGCTCTAATTGTTTTGGTGTTGCTCCTGCTTTTGTTGCGGTTTGATTTGCTGCAGATAAAACTTGTTTGTTTAAAGCACCTCCAGGTTGGAGAGACTTTAATTCACTTTCTGTAAGTCCACTGCTTGCTGATAATGCTTTTGGTGGTTTAGAACCTGGTTCTGACCATGTTTTTCCACCATCAAAACTCTCACCATATGCAGCAAATGATTTTCCACTTCTTGTGGTTACTTCTTTTTGCAAAGTAATTGAGGATGCTTTAATGTTTCCACCACTTACATTAGAGTCAAGTTTTACATTATAATTTTGTCCATTTAATTTGAAAGGATTACTAGTATCTCCTTTTGCTCCATCGCTATTATATGCCATCAAACAACCTCCTCATTAAAGGGACATATGAAGATGTGTTGTCCTAAGCGGATAGACATTTATGTCAAGTTTTTTATTTATTTAGACGGAATTTTGCATATTGAATAGAAAGCATCTCATCAAGTTCTTCATATTTTACAACGTGAAGTTTTCCTGCAATTTCTTCCCACGTATATTGCCTTCCCTCTCTCCAGTGAAAATTGATTGCCTTAAATCCCCATCTTTCTAATGAAGTACACGCAATCAGTGGATGTTGGTCATATTCAATATCTGGTGTCTTTGGATTGTAAATAAACGTATAAAATTTTCCTGGTTCTGGATATAGTACCTCTTGCTTCAACACGTCCATTATGATCATCATCAAATCTTCAGGATCCTTTGTATTTGATTCATTAATTCTTTTTTTGAGTTCTTTCATTCTGGGGGGAATGTTTGTATACTTTCCAAAACCATCTGCCATTACTTGATACCCAATTCTTGTTCTGTGATTATACGAAATTTAATCATTCTGTCATTACACCATTCTTGAATTGATTCCCATTTTGATTGGTTAATGGCATAAGTTCTAATTTCATTAATATATGTCTTTGTTTTTTTATTTCCCGGAATTGGTGGAACAGTTTGTTTTTTTGGTTTGATTTCAATAACATATTTTTGAATTTTTCCACCATCTTCTAGGACTTCAATAATAAAATCTGGAAAGTATCTGCATATTTTTTGTTTTACTGGATTGTAATATGGAACACAAAACTCCTCTGATCCATATTTTATAATGTTTGGGGATCTATCACACCATTGCATAAACTTGAGTTCCCAACCACTGCGATATACTATGTTTTGACAATCTCCAATATATTTTTCTGGATTTCTTGGATGAAAATATCCCTGATTGTATTTTGAATCGCGTGGCATTTTTTCCAACCTTTGTGTGATTTTTTCTCATCAACCTTACTACATAATATATAAAGGTCAAAAAGTATTTATAAATGCCTACTCCAAAAACTTTATCTGATATAAAGGCAAATTTACTTCTTAAACCAGCACTTACTTCACATTTTGAAGTTGAGGTAGGGTATCCGACAAAGAGTGGAAACTTTATAGATTATTTAAAAGACAATGGCGTAGCATATACCCCAGCAACCTCTGGAACACTAACTTTGTTATGTTCTGAGGCAACATTACCCGGGTCTTCTTTAGCAACTCATGAAATTAATAATGATTTTCATGGAGTTACTGAGAGGCATGTTTATAGAAGAATCTATGATGATAGAATTGATTTAACTTTTTACGTTGATGCACAAAATTATATGCCAATTAGATTTTTTGAAACCTGGATAAAATATATTGTAAATGAGAGTATTGCTCAGAAAAGAGATTCGGGTGGAAATTTATTAGGTCCTGTAGGAAGTAGAAATTCTCAATATTTCTATAGAGTTAGGTATCCAAATGATTATAAGGGATCTTTAAAAGTAGTTAAATTTGAAAGAGATTACGCTTCCAATTTGACATATGATTTTATTGATGCATTTCCAATTTCAATTTCTTCTATGCCAATATCTTATGATTCATCATCTTTATTAAAATGTACTGTATCTATGACTTATGTAAGATATATTTTATCTCCATCTTCTAAAAATAATGATAAGGTGGCGGATCAGACGCCATTATCTTCTGAGAATCAGGTTGTTCTGAATAATGAATATAATTGGGCACAAAATTATAACCAATCTTTAGAAGGTGGATTTAATGTTGGTGGAGTTCCTGACCTCTCCGCATTAAGTTCTGGTAATACTGTTTCTGGATTTACTGTTGGTGCAAATTCTAACATTGCTTAAGTACAATAAATAAATTTATACTGAATTTCCTATAGGATATTATGCCCTTACCAAAGATTGCTACACCAACTTATGAACTTGAGTTGCCTTCAACTGGACAGACAATTCAATACAGACCTTTTCTTGTTAAGGAAGAAAAAGTATTAGTGATTGCTTTAGAGAGTGAAGACACTAAGCAAATTACTAATGCTATTAAGAATGTTATTAAAAACTGTGTTATAACAAAAAATATAAAAGTAGAATCTTTACCTACTTTTGATATTGAATATCTTTTCCTTAACATCAGGGGCAAATCTGTAGGAGAAGATATTGAGGTTAATGTTATTTGCCCCGATGATCAAGAGACAACAACCACAATTAAGTTGAGTCTTGACGATATTAAAGTTGAGAAAAATGAAGATCACACTAATAAAATAAAAGTTGATAAGAGTATTATGATGGAAATGAAATATCCATCTCTTGATCAATTCATTAAAAATAATTTTGATTTTACTGATACGAATGCTATGGAGCAATCTTTTGATTTAATTGCTTCATGTATTGATAAAATTTATACTGAAGATGAAGTTTGGGCATCTGCTGATGTAACTAAGAAGGAACTTAGTGATTTTCTGGAGCAAATGAATTCGTCACAATTTAAAGAGATTGAAAAATTCTTTGAGACCATGCCAAAACTATCCCATAAGGTTACCGTCGTAAATCCAAAAACTAAAGTTGAAAGTGAAGTTGTTCTAGAAGGGTTAGCAAGTTTTTTCGCATAGCCCTAGTGCATATGGATTTGGAAAGTTATTTCCGTCTTAATTTTGCCTTGATGCAGTACCATAAATATTCTTTGACAGAAATTGAAAATATGATGCCTTGGGAACGAGACATCTATGTTGTCTTACTACAACAACATCTAGAAGAAGAAAAACTAAAACAACAGCAATCGAATGGCACTCAATTCTTCTAAAAATTTGCCAGCATTAATGCCATCAAAGGCAAAGAATGGGAGTGCTCTTATTAATGAAAAAATAGACGAAAGAATATTAAGATTGCTTGGGCTAGAAGATATATTTGATATTGATTATGACACATATTCTTCTCTTCTCAGAGAAAGAATGGCTGCTGCAAGAATGACAAAGCAAAATCTTGCATCAGAAGAAGTTGAAATGATAACTGATGAGTGGAAAAGGGTAAAGGGTAAAAAGGGTAGATTTAAAGTAAAGAAAATAACAGCGGCAAGTTTTAAAAAAGGAACTGCTGTTGGTATTAACCTTAAAAAGAAAAAACTTCTTACGGGAATAAGACCACTTGCACTTCCTCCAGCAGCGGATGAAATAAAGGGTCAAGATGACACCAAAGAAATTGTAGGTCTTCTTGGCGAAATAATAAAAAATTTAACACTACAAAATAAAGTTCAAAAGAGTTCTGCTGAAAGAACGCGAAAAGAAGCGGAAGATGCCAAGAGGGGTCTTGCAGAATCTAGATTAGAAAAAGGATTTTCTGCTGCAATAAAAGTTGCTGAAAAAATTATTGCACCTGTAAAATCTTTATTAAGTAGAATTATTGACTTTATAACTGCGATTTTTATAGGTAGATCTATTGTTTTACTTTTAGAGTGGTTTGGTAATAAGGATAATAGAGATAAAGTTCAGTCTATTATTAGATTTTTTGGTGATCATTGGCCAAAACTTTTAGCACTTTATATTAGATTTGGAACTCAATTTGGTAGATTTGTTGGTGGTCTTTCCAAACTTGTAATTGCAGGAACTTTAAAACTTGTACAAGTTGCTGCTAAACTTGTAGGTGCAAAGGGGGTTGCTAGATTTCTTGGGGGAAAAGGTGGTAAGTTATTAAGTGCTGGTCTGACAGTTGCAGCAACTGTTGGGTCCACTATGGCTTTAAGTAGTGGTATTGAAAATTTTACAGGACTTGAAAATCTTGGAAAAGAATCAGAACCAAAAACACCTGGGTATTTTGGTGGTGGTTTAGCACAACTCAAAAATCTATTTGGATTTTTTGGTGGTGGACCTGGATTTGTAAGTGGTCAAAAGGGAATTGACAAGATTCCTGCTATGCTTACTGATGGTGAATTTGTTATGTCTCGTGGTGCTGTTCAGAAATATGGTGTAGGAGCACTTGAATCAATGAATGCTGCTGGTGGTGGTACAAATAGACCCAAAATGATAAATGGAGCAGCACATGCTTATGGTGGAGGATTAGTTGGTACAGATAAATCTAGCGATTCCTCTTATAGAAAAAATGAACAAGAATTAAAGACTCAGAAAAAAGAAGAAAACGTTGGTGGTCGTGGAGGGTCTCCCGGTGCTGCTTTATCAGTCCAACAAAGAATTCAGAGAATAGAAAAACAACTTGCCTCACAAAAAGCACTTAGTTCAGGAGGTCTATCTCTAAAGGGGACGCAAGGATTTGATATTGGTAAGGGTTATGCAGCAACTTATAATGGTAGGGATTCGATTGTAGTTAAGGACGCTGTTAAAGAGGGAACAAGATATGGTGATATTATGGTTGAACCGGAAATTACTATTGCAGGTAAACGTTATTTTGCACAACAAAAAGGAAATGATATAATTTATTCTTCCAATTTTACTAAAGGTTTATCTGGACAGGTAGACAAATATGGTGCTAGAAATAAGTCATATCAAGGAAAAGGTGGTGGAGTTCTTGGTGGTCTTGGGTTAAAGAGAGATAATAAGAGTTTACCAAAAACTAAAATAATGATGGGTCCAGATGGTCCATTTGTTGGATATCTTAGATTTCGTGCTGGTCAACCGGAATATGCAAGACCTACGGAAAGAAAGAATGGATTTTTAGAGCAACTTACAAATCTTTTTGATCCTAGGGGAGCAAGGGCAAGGCAAGAAACGTTAAATGCACGCTCAATGAGACTTGCTGCTATTACTGATTTGGAGCAGTATAGAAAAGAAGGAATGACTGAAGATAACATCAAAAAGATGTTGGGTGCAAACTTATATAAGAAGGCGATAAATGATTCAAAATCAAAACAGTCTGTAGTTGCTAAGAAAAATTCTATAATACAAGATTCGCATAGATCTCAGGAAAGAAACTATTACAAGAATCGTGGTGTTGGTGGGATGGGTGGACTTGGATCTGGTTATAGGGGACAAGAACTTCAATTAGCATCAAAAGCAAATGCTGCTAGGATATCACCAACTAAACCAAAAACAAAACAATTGGATCCACCATCAAGACAACCTGTTGTTGTTAGAACAAAACCAATTGGAAGTGGAAAGGGTGGAGTAACAAAATCATCTGGAGGGAGACCAAGAACTCCAAACTTTGGGGCAACTTGTCCATCTAGTAATGCACCAAGAAGTAAGAAAATTTTAGGAATCTTTTAATAAATGGAACCTAAATCACTACCTCCAGTAAAAATAAATCCAGCAAAACTTTTACCAAGTTCTGGCATTTCTGCTATCACTAAAAAAATTAGTGTTAAATCTTTATCGAGTGGAGATGACTCTTTTTCTAATAGAAATCTTGGAATTATAAAGAGGCAGGTTATTAAGATTAATGATTTAGTAAAGACTAATACATTATTAAAGCAAGCAGAAGAGGCTAAAAAAAGGAAACTTGCAGAACAAAAAAAGTTTACTGAAAAAGAAGAAAAGTTAGAAGCAAAACCAGAGAAGGAAGAGGATAAAAAGATTAAACTTCCTGGAGTACCAAAATTAAGTTTTCTTGATAGAATTAAGAAGTTTTTATTTAATATTTTACTTGGGTTTGTAGTTGTTAGATTATTACCACAACTTCCTAAGTTAATGGGAGTTGTAAAGTTAGCGGGACAAGCACTTGATTTTGTTACTGATTGGGGTGGAAAATTATTAAACGGTCTTGTAACTTTTGTTGATTGGGGATATAAAGCATATGATTCCACTAAAGCACTTCTAAAAAATCTTGGTGGAGATAATTTCACCAAAGTTTTTGATGGATTTGTTGGTGCAATGGGTAAAGTTATTGAAGCAAGTATTATTGCTATACTTGCTTTTGGTGATTTGGGTGGTGATGATTTTGGACCAGATATTAAAAGGGGTCAGAAACCATCACCTTCAAAAGTTGGGAGAAGAGGATTATCTAGAGGTGCTACTAGACTAGCAGCAAAATTATTTGGAAGAGGTGGTGCTAAAACGATATTAAAGTTTATAAGACCATTTACTAAAAGACTTCCTATTATTGGGGGGTTACTTGATTTTGGTTTGTCAATTGCTTTGGGAGAACCACTAGGTAGGGCAGCATTCAAAGCAATAGGTGCAGGTATACTTGGTACTATTGGTACTGGTTTTGGTGGACCAATAGGAGCTATTCTGGGTGGATTTGCTGGTGATTGGGCTGGTGGAAAACTTTATGATATTTTCTTTGGAAAAAAAGAGCAGGAGCAACAAAAAGTTCAAGGTCGTGCTCAAGGTGGAATTATTACAAGGGGTGGGAGGGTTGTTGGTGGACCTGCAAAAAGAGAAGTTAAAAAACCCAAAGTAAAACGTGAAGTAAGCATTACTCCGCCAAAATTAAAGCCAGGTGCTGATGTTGGTGGTGGCAAAGAAATAGAAAAAATGTTTCCAGAGTCATCTAAAAGTGATACGATGAATCCTTTGGGATATGCCAAAAATTTCTATGATAAGACGGGCGATATTCCTTTCTTTGGACCAATTTTTGGGTTGGCAATAAAAACACTCTTAGGTGATAAACCATCTTCACTTGACTATGAAAATGTTGGAAAGGGATTAAACTCTTGGATGGGAAATACTTTTAGTAGTGAGGTATTGAGAACTGGTGGAGCATTTGCTGGTGGTGGCGAGGTAAATTCTGAAATGTTTATGAGAGGTGAAGATTTAACTAAAGTGATATCAAAATCAGTAGAGGAGACTGTTTCTTCGAGAGTTGGTAATGTTTTAAACGATTTGATGAAACAGTTGGGATTAAATGCGATTGTGGGGGAGGAAAAGGAAAAAGTTTCTTCTTCTGGTCAAATGGGAGTTGAAGGTCCTGAAGATTTTTCTGGTTCAACTGGTGCAGAAAAATCAATGCACTATTTAATATCTCAAGGTTTAACTGGAGCACAAGCAGCAGGTATTGCTGGGAATTTGCAACAAGAAAGTGGATTTGATCCAAAAGCTGATAATGGCAGTCACCATGGAATAGCACAATGGGATAAGCAACATAGATGGCCAAGAGTTTCTGCTTATATTAGTTCTATTGGGAAAGACCCAAATACTTTAGAAGGACAATTGGTGGGATTAAAATGGGAAGCAGAACAAAGAGGAGATTGGAGAGAAATTAAAAAGGCATCAAGTGCAAGAGATGCATCTGCAATTTGGTTAGAAAGATTTGAAAGGTCTGGGGAAAAACCAGGAATGCCCGGATTTGAAAATAGAATGAAATATGCAAATGATATTCTTGCAAAGTATGGTAGTTATGTTCCATCTTCTGATGTGGGAGCAACTGGCGGAAGTTACACACAATTATCAAATAATTCTGATGCAAGAAGGGGGTCAAAACTTGCTGGAGAACTTGGAAGATTTTTAGATGCAAAGGGTTTGGGGAGATGGGGATCAGGGGTCCATCAACACCCAGAACATAGGCCATGGTCACCTGAAAGTGGTCATAGTCCTGGATCACTCCATTATGCTTCTAAAGGATCTAGAGCAATTGATATTGGTGGTTATGGAAGAAGTCGTGGATATGGTGATCAAGAACAAATTCTTGCCGGTATTGCAGAATTTAATAGAATGAAGGGTGTAAAACCCATTCAATTATTAAAAGACGGTTATCCAGGTCATGATAATCATGTTCACGTTGCTTATGGTAGAGGTGGTCTCGTTAGAGGATTTACTCGTGCGATTCTTGGTGAAAGAGGTATTGAGTTTGTTCTTGATACTGACACTACATCAGCATTAGAGCAAAACTTCCCTGGATTTTTAGATGCATTAAACAAAGCAAATTATGATGGAGCTATTAATGTTTTGAGAAATTATGCTTATTATGAACTTGGTTCTGCTGCAGAAGTTATTGTAGAGCAATCAGAACCGGAAGTTGTTATGGTTCCTGTCCCTGCTCCACAACAATCAGTTATTTCATCACCTACAATGCCATCTTCAAGTTCTTGGCGTGATCATGCATATATGCAGGGTTAAATAGTATAAAAAAGTGTTCATATAAATGTCTCAGAAAACAGTAGATTCTAGGTCAGTTTCTATAGATGAGTTTTTGATTTCATCTATAGACAATAAAATTATTAAAGACATTCCTGATATTATAACAGATCTGTATTATTATGAGAGTATTTTGGACCCATCTATTCGTGTTCAGATAGTTTATGCTGATACGGGTAATACAGTTAAAAAGGATGGAGTTTATAAAACACTTCTTGAGGGAATGCCTTTAGAATATGGTCTTGATTCCCAAATAAAACTAAGAGATTATAATGATGTTGAGTTAAATTTGAATGTCAATATTAGTTCTATTACTCCACTATCAAAAGACACTACCAAGTCTTTAGTTGGTGTTGAGTTTATTTCCTCAGAAGCAATAGACAATTATAAATGTGTTGTTAGAAAAAGATACGATGGAAAAATATCAGATCATGTAAGAAATGTTTTAACTGATTCTGAACTTTTGAGTACAGAGAAAAAATTAGATATTGAAGAAACTGAAAATACTTTTAATTTTTTTGGTAATCAAAAAAGACCTTTTTATCATATTCTTTGGTTAGCAAAAAGGAGTGTTCCTAGTATACAAAATGCAAAGGGAAATACCGCCGGATTTCTTTTCTTTGAGACATCGGATGGATTTAAGTTTAAATCTATAGATGGAATGTTATCTGAAAATGAACAGAATGGTAGTAAGAAAAATATAAAAAGTTTTATCTATAATCAAACTGCAGATCTTCCTGCCGAATATGATGGAAAAATAGTGGATATAATTCCACCAACTCCAGGGGGAGATATTCAAACAAAACTTGAAGCTGGTACGTATTCCACAAGAACAATATTATTTGATCCGTTCAATTGTTACTATGAAGTTATTAATCCAAAGTCTCAGGGACAACCAACTGAACTTGGATCTGAAGAAAATCTTCAAAAAGCAGGAAAGTCTTTACCGAAAATAAATCCAAAATTTGATAAGGAAGGAAGAAATAAAGATTTTTCAAGAACACAATATATGCTTCTTGATACTGGATCAATTCCAAGTGGAAGTACAAAACAACAAATAGAAAAATCGAAAGAACAGAATTTTGATCCTAAAAATATTTTAAATCAGTCTTCAATGAGATATAATCAACTTTTTTCATCTCAAACGACGATAACACTTGACCGTGCTGATTTTAGTTTACATGCTGGGGATTTAATTTATGTAAGTACTCCAGAACTTTCAACTAAAAAGATTCAAGATTTTGATGAATATTTGGGTGGTTACTATTTAATTGCCGATATATGTCATTATATTAATATAAAGACTGCTGGGTTTACAAAAATAGTCGCAGTTAGAGACTCTGTTGGCACAAAAGGCACGCCAAAATATAATCCATAATAAAGTTGTTAAATAGTCATAGTAACTTTACGCATAGTTATGGAAAGCGTAGAACAACACATCGAACATGACAAGAATTTACTTGATGACCCGACCATATCTGCCCAATCAAGAAGACATACTGAAAGTGAATTGGAGTCTTTAGAAAAATGGGTTGAGAATCACCCAGACGATCATCATGATCCAACTGCTTTGGAATTATATTGTGACGAAAACCCAGGTGCATTAGAGTGTAAGATATATGAAGACTAATGAGTGAAGGAAACTTATTTAATCCTGGATTCTTAGGAGCACATTTTAACTGGTGGGTAGGTCAGATTGCTGACGATTCAACTTGGAGGGATAATGCTGCGTCTGGGAAACATGATTCCCCCCAATCTATTCCTGGATGGGGTCGTAGATATAAAGTAAGAATTATTGGACTTCATGATAAAGAAGAGGAAGTAATTTCTTCAGATCAACTTCCTTGGGCTCAAGTGATGTACCCGATTACTGCGGGTGGGGGTCAAACTGGTGCTTCTCAAACACCAAATCTTCGCCAAGGAAATTTTGTATTTGGATTTTTCCTCGACGGACAAGATCAACAAGTTCCTGTAATTATGGGAGTTCTGGGCAATAATGCACAGACTCAATTAAAAACAAAAATTGGTAATAATGATTCTAACTTTGCAGCAACTAGTGGATACTCTGAAGGAAAAGATCCCCCTGTCGGAAGTGCAAAACCAAAAGTTCCAGATGATAGAATAGGAGTTCAAAAACCAAAAGGAAATACGCAATCTGAAGAGTGCTCTCCTCCACCGCCAGGAGTTGCTATTAATGAGTTTGGTCTCCGTTCTGACAAATCATTGAATTCGCAACAATTTGCTGATCAGCAAAGTGCAATAAGAGAAGCACAGGCTAGGGGATTGACTGGAGATGAAAGGACTAAATTTATTCAGAAGGTAGTTGCCGATGGAATAGGGGCAAGGTGTAAAGAAGCAAGTTCGCCAACATCTCCTTCTCAACCTGGTGCCGCAATTGAAAATCCCGATGATAATCATATTCAATCAAATGCAGATACAAAAAGAAATGAATTATATTTGAAAAAAAGAGTATTGATGAGTCCCTGCGATCAAGTGGGTTCTGCCTTGAAGGCAATTAATATTTTATTAGAAAATCTTACTAGGGACATTGATAAAATTTTGCAAACAGCACAGAGTTATATTGATGCTGCTTCTCAAATTTTATCAAAAGATATTAAGAAATTAATTTTTGATTATTCTTGCCAACTAGCGAAATATATGAAAATTATTTTTGATAAGATGCTGGAATATATCCTTAAAAAAATTAATAAATCTCTGTCAAAAACTGTTGATGTGATGTATCCAAATCAAAGACATCAATATCTCGATATTAAAGAGCAAATTACAGAAAAAATTTACTCCCTATTCAGCAAAATTGCTGGAAAGTTATGTGATCAAATTAGATCAGCATTAAATAGAATATTAGATACAAAAAATCCTTCTAGAGATAATGATCCAACCACAGGTTATAATGGAGATGCCCCCGAGGTTCCTATTTGTTCGGTAGAAAAATTTGTTGCTGATATTATTGTAACAAATCAAAATGATATTAATAATGGTATTGATGAAGTTTTAAAGGGAATAAATGCATTTTTATCTGATATAAATTCTCAACTTGCAGAGGTAAGCAGTAGTTTGTCCGACATATCTGCAAATGTAAGTTCTATAAGTTCCAGTTTAAGTAGTGCTTTGAGATTTGAAAATGTGGCGTTAAATATTCTTAAGGGAGACTTAAAACCAAGTTGCCCTGTTTCTAATTTTTATACCTTACATAAGGGTGGTGGTGCGTCTGAGGAAGCACAATTTCCAAATTATAGTTCAGTTGCTAAAAATGTACAATCTGCAACTGAAATTACTTTCTCTCCTGGAATTGACTTTGCACAACCAGCAAAGAACACTGAAGATTTAAAATATTAAGTGGGGCAATAAATATTAACAATGAAATCAAAGAAGTTAGCATTTAATATATCGAATGGCAAGTAATCTATTCGGACAACCTTCAAAAGATGATATTAGATTGGGATACATCGATCCTAAGTTGGGATATGTTAGCGATGTTTCCATATGTGAAGCTAATGAATATGGTAAAGATAATCCAGGTACAACTTTTGTATTTAAAAATGGAAACAGTGTCCTTCAATATCTGAGTCTTAATGAGGTTAATAGACTTACTCCGTCTGATTTAGAGTCAAATCAAGATTGTGAAGGACTAAATCAGAAAAAACCTTGCGGACCTCCAAGTATTCAAATTTATGGTGGAGGTGGAGTGGGTGCCCAGGCGAATCCAGTTATTGGTTCTGATGGTTCACTATTGGCAGTTGATTTAGTTCGTGGGGGGCACGGATATCAATATGACCCACAGGTGACTGCAAATGATCATTGCTATTATGGTAGTGGTGCTGTGCTTAAGGCAGTAGTTGGGGAGGTTTCAGATGGATTTGAAACTTATGCTGATGAAGAAGATTTTGAAGAATATGAAATTTGTGATCCAAACGAAGTTGGATTTGGTAGAAAATATGGCCCAAATGGTGAGGATTTGGGCCCGTGGGAACCAAGTGCTTATGTGAATATAGGATTAGATCCCATAAAGACTGAAGTAGAAAAATATGAAAAGGTTGTAAGAGCTCTTGCAAGATCTCCATTCTGGGATACTAGAAAAAGAAGACCAAACAAAATAACTGTAAGTGATCCTAGAGTAACGCCTTATCAGACGCATAATGTTACTTTTGGTAGTGCTTGGTCTGATTTTATGAATTCCTATGCAGTTTCTCCAGTTTCTCCATCAAATGTAAAGGGAAGTGATTATTCGGGAATACTCTTCACAATGGAGTGGAATGAACATTTTCCTTTGACTGGGGAATACGTTTTTAGGGGATTGTGTGATAATGTTGCCCAACTTTATGTTGATGGTGAAAAGGTATTTGATTTGGGTGGATTTGCAGATTCTCTTAGTGATGTTAGAAAAACAATCACAGAGGGTATTCATAACATTCGCATAGATCTTTTAAATTCTCCAATATATGAAACAAGAGTAACAGCAGGTCAGAGTTCTAATTCAAAAGGTAATATTAAACCCAAATTCATTCAAAAAGGTAAAAGTTATTTTCTGGAAGTTGGTGGCACTGGAACCGGTGAAGTAACAATTGTAATGGATGTTGATGATCAAAGTTATATTGCAGGTCTTGCTGCTAAAGAGGTCGTTATACCTTCAGATGGTAATGATTTATCCTTTAAAAGGAGATCTGATACTCCACAAAAAGAGACAATTAAAAAGACTGGAAAATTTACTGCAGGAAAAACTTATGGACCAATTCAGATTAATGGAGGGTCTCCGGGTGCAGGAACTCCTAAAGTCAATAGCAATAAGTTAGCTCTTCTTGACACTGCTGGAAGTGACGAAAATATAAAAATTATTATAACAGATATTAAAAATAAAACAGATTCTTCTGGAGGTTCTCAATCAGCAGTTGAACAAAAAATAGTATCTTCCAAGTCTTGGAATGAAAATCCAATGGGAGTTTCTGTAACTATTAATGCACCACCCGAACCAGCTCCTCCACAAGAACAAATTCCAGAACAGGAGGGAAGATGCCCAAATAATCCAATTTGGACCACAAGATTCCCTACTATATCTCAAAGTTGGTATCCAGTTAAATTTGCAAGCCCGAGAATAATAACAGAAACAATTACTATAGACAATCCAACGTCAACTCAACAAAAGAAAGAGGTGAGTTTTACTGTTTATGGTCAAGGAGCAATAAAAGATTTATCGTTTATCTTTACAGCGGTTGATGGTTCGCATACATTTGTTATAAATGGTGCTGATAAAAATAAAAAATCAAGAGTTGAAAAAATTACTATAACCCCAAATTTAAATTATATTGTTAGAGCTAAAGAAGATTCTTCCAAATTTAACTCTGTTGAACAGGGTTTGATAAAAGGTGGAACTAAAGATAAGGAAAGTGGTGTTGGATCTTCAAATAAAATTTTTGCAGATTACACTACATCAGGTAATGATAATGATGACATACAAATAACTACATCTATTGGTTCTTTTTCTAGTTCAAATAAGAGAAAGGCAAAAAACAGTGGTAGGAGTACATATGATTTAACATATAGATTGGAATCTTCTCCGGGAGTTACAAACAATAGTACTACTTCAACGAGAACATATGAAGCTCCTGGTTGGAGTAGATTTATGAATCGTTATGCAATTTCTCCAGTTAAACCTTTGGATACTCCAGGAAGCGATAACTCTGGTGCAACATATTCTACTTCTTGGAGTATTGATATTCCTTATGATGGATTTTATGGAGTGCGGGGAACTAGAGATAATAAAGGTAGAATATTGATTGATAATACAGAAATATCAAACCTTGACGGATTTAATAATGAATCTCCAAAATTAGTAAAAACTTTTCTTTCGAAAGGTAGGCATACTATTACAGCAGAACTTTATAACGAACCTATAGAAACTTCTAGTGTAATAGATCAAAAAATCTTCAGAACTAAAGATTGGCAAGTTGATGCTCAAAGTACAATTACTACTCCATCAAAAATAAAAGCAAAATTTATTCAAAAGGGAAAAGATTATTATATTGAGGTTGATGGAGCTGGAAGTGGCGAAATATTCTTTATAATGGAAGTTAGTGACCAACCATTTATATATGGCATTGCTGCAAAAGGAATGGTTGTTCCTTCTGATAGTGGACAAGTATCTTTTAATAGAAAATCTGATTTACCTCAGAAAGAAAATATTAGAAAATCTGGAAAATTTAGTGCTGGAAAGACTTATGGTCCAATTCAAATTATTGGTGCTTCACCTGGCGTAGGAACTCCTAAACTCAGTAATAACAAATTAGCTCTTCTCGATGCTCAAGGTACAGATGAAAATATTAAATTAATAATAACTGATGTTACAAGTAGTGGAAAATCTTCTTCAACTGTTCAACAGACGCTAACTGGTGGCACATCAAAAGATGGTGTAACATATAGTGGTCCAAGTCTTTTCCATTATACTGATAGTAGATGGGGAGATTTTATGAATAATCATTCAATATCTCCATATCTACCTCCACTTGATTCTAATAATTCTGAAATAAATGGTAAAAAAACTTATACTTGGAAGGGAGTTAAATTTCCTGAAGATGGGCAGTATAAAATAGCATTTCAAGCAGATAATAGTGCGTCTTTATTAATTAATGGAGTAAAAGTCTTGGATGCAAGAGGATTTACTGGCAGTCCCCCATTCGATGCTGTTAATGTTACTGCTGGAACTTATGATATTGTAGTGGAAATGGAAAATACTCCAGACTTTACTAATATTTTTACGAAAAATCCAGTGGGATTTGCACTTGTTATTCGCAAAGAGGTATCTCAATCATCAAGTAAACAGACTCCATGGTCATCAAATCCTATGGGAATTTCTGCCATTCTTATTCCACCACCTTGCCCTAAAAAATTAAGTGGTAGAGGAGTTGTTACTGATATTATAGTAGAAGATCCAGGAAATGGATATATACCACCACCAACAATAGTTCCAAGTCCAACAGGCACTAATACATATCCAGTTACTTTAATATTGGAAAATGTAATAGTCACAAATCCTGGAATAAATCATAGATGTGGAGAAGACCGAATTACAATCACTCCCAACAATGGGGCAGTATTGGATTATGAATGCGATTCTTTTGGTAGAATTACTAAAGTAACACCAGTTAATCCTGGTATTGGTTTTACATCATACCCAAATATAACAATTCAAACTGAAACGGGAATTAATTTTGAGGCAGTACCAGTTCTTGTACCTGTTAGAGACCCCATTGTTGTAGATCCCGCAAAACTTATTCAAGTTACAGATTTAGTTGGTCTTAAACAGAATGGTTATATTGATGGTAGAGCATATTATGGGTCCGTATTTTATAAAGATGGGGTTAGATATGCTGGATTCTATGAGACTCCAGGAGAACTTGTCCAAGTTTATAATACTCTACAAGAAAGTATTGATGCTAAGGTTACCTCTGCACCAACTGCTATTGAAAGGTCTGGTACTGATACAGAACTCAGTTCTAATAATCCAAAACTTAATATTCCAAATACTCCCGAGAACCTTATTTAAGGTGATTAAATAGTGTATATTAGTTTATAGTAATGGCAACTTCCCAGAATAGATTTAATAATAGATCAGGATCGCCTAGAAGTGCTGCATATGCAAGTGGATCTCTTCCAGAAAATAATAACGCCAAGAAAAACTATACAGGACTTCGTTATGGTAATGACCATGGATCAATAAATTTTGGGCATATTCATAAGTCTGCAGATTGCACTGCAGATGTATTGTTACAAGCGTCTGATGGAAGACATTCTATTTCTTTGGATAAAGAAGGTCCAAGAAAATCTTGCACTCAAATTACTGCACCTGGTAGGATATCTATTGAATCTGGAGAAGACCTTACTGAAACCGAAGATTCTCTTTACATTGGTTCTTGGAATGGTAATATAGATATTAATGCATTAAACGGAAAAATTAGACTAATAGGAACTGATATTGAACTGATTGCTGTTGGTGAGGGTGGTTCAAAAGGAAACATCCGAATGAAAGCGACGGAAAATATCGAACTTGATGGAAAGAAGGTGATATTGAATGCAAAAGCAATGTATAAATTGGCAACATCTGGAAAGGCAGAAATTGCTGCTAATAGTTGCCTAAGCATTTATAGTTCTGTAATAAGAGGTGTGACAGATGCAGTTGCAAATAAAGATGGTAAAAACGGAGGTAGGAACTTCCAAGTTAAACAAGCTGAATTTTAAGGAGATAAAAAATGGCACAATGTTCTGATGATCTTGCATTAGGTGGGCAGTTGATGGTTGGTGCTGGACTTCCACCTATGATGGGGGTTGGTCCAGGAAAAATTAATGGATCTGCTTTTGTTGAAGGTCCTATGCAAGTCGGTGCAGCTAAAGAATATGACAATGCTGATGCTACAATGATGGTTGGTAGAACTTTTAATTCTGATTCTAGGTCACCATTTTATTCTTTATGGTCAAAACTTTATTCTAGATTTCAAAGTTTTGTAAGAGTTGATTTACTTCTCAAATCTAGATATATTGAAGCAGAAGTTGTAAGGACAAGAGTTCTTCAAGCAACAATCAAAAATTTCGTAATTGATCATCCAACAAAACCTGGTAAAAAATTAGTTCATACTTGCTTAGAAGGACCAGAAAATGGAGTTTACATTCGAGGAAGAGTATTAAATAGAAACTATATTGAACTTCCAGATTATTGGAAAGAGCTTGTTGATGTGGAAACAATTACAGTTTCTTTAACTCCAATTGGATCTCATCAAGATGTTATTGTAAAAAGAATTGATGAAGAAAAGGTGCATTTACAATCAAAGGCAAATATGCCAATAAATTGCTTTTATCATATTTTTGCAGAGAGAAAAGACGTTAGACCTTTAGAAGTGGAGATTGATGAATAATGGCATTTACTTTTCAAAAATATGGAACCTTTGCTGGACCCGGGGTTGATGTAGACTATAGAAATAATGATGATTTTTCTTTAGATCCTTTTAGTGGATATTGGAATATTGATGATGTTTCTATGGTTCTTGCAAATGTAGTCGAATCACCCGCTGACTATGTTTATATGCATTTGAATGGATTTGACACCTCTGTTGTTACTTTAGAAAGAAGTCAAGGTAATATTCCCACATTCAATGTAAACGCAGACCAAACAGGTTTTAATGGCGATGTTGATATAAGTGGTATTATGTCGGCAAATGGTATAGATGTTGAAACTATTGCCGGAACTGCTTGGACAAATTTAGTCAGTGTGGTGAATAGCAAAAAATCTTTTGATATTTTACATCCATCAAAAGAAGGATATCGACTCAGATATATTTGTATAGAAGGTCCAGAAGCGGAAGTTTACGTTAGAGGTAGACTGGTTGATGATAATGTTATTCAACTTCCTGAATATTGGAGAGACTTAGTAGATGCAGAAACTATTGGAGTAACTTTAACGCCTATTGGTGTTTATCAGGAATTGTTTGTTGAAAAAATAGAATGGGGAAATAGAGTAATTGTAAAAAATAATGCTGGTGGTGCTATCAATTGTACTTACGTTGTTTATGGGGAAAGAAAAGATGTTGATAAAAACATTCCAGAATATCAAGGAACAAGTCCTGCCGATTACCCTGGAGACAATTCTCAGTATGTGATCAATGGCATAAGGGCTTGACACGCCCCCCTGACCGTGCTATGATACATGGGTAATCAACGGACGACCGAATGCAAGACGAGTACCTCTCACGCTGTGTTGTGGACCCTCTCAAGCGTACAGTGTACCTGTACTCCAGTGAGGGGTCAGAGAAGCAAGTGGCATGTGATACAGTCGAAGAGTTTATGAATGTGCTAGACTTTGTTCGTGCTACAGTGGATGAGGAAACACTCTCATACGCAAATCCACTTTAAGTTCCATTTTTGGGGGTAAAAAACTCCGGCAAAAATTCTCACACGATACTTTTTTTAAAATGCGTCCAGAAACAAGAAAATCAATGGAAATGCTCTTCACTGCAAAGTGGAACGTTCCAAAAGCGGCAGAAAACTGTAATCTCACCAATAAAGAAATGAAGATTACGTTTAATGAATACTGCCGTTTACATCCTCCGACTTATATGGTAGAATGTAACAGTCAACTCAGTTTCCTCTGAGTTTTTTATGGGGCGGTGGTGGAATCGGTAGACACACCAGACTTATGAAAATTGAGCCTCATTTGGGAAACCTTATGAGTGTAATTCCTCAAATTCGGTGAAACCTGTAAAATGGCAATACCGAGCCAAGCAAGAGAAATCTTGAAGGTGTAGAGACTAGACGGGGAACACCTAAATCGAAAGGTATGGTGAAGGTATAGTCCAGACCACAAACTGAAAGGGTAGTGAAAACTATAGTGGTAAGAAAATCTGTTGAGCGTATGCTCGTGCGAGTTCAAGTCTCGCTCGCCCTATTAAATGGTAAACTTTATAAATAAACATAAAGTTTACCATTTAAATGAATATACGATATACCTATACTGAAGACGAACTCCGTGAGGCGGTAAAAACTTCTGGTAGTATTAGGCAAGTTTTACAAAAACTTAACATAATACCAGCAGGGGGAAATTACCAAACAACTCATAGAAGAATATCAAAGTTGGGTATTGATACCTCTCACTTCCACGGACAAGCGTGGAATAAAGATAAGAAAACTGGACCAAAAAAACCAGTTGACTATTATCTTAAAGAGAACAGTATAGTTCAATCTTTTAGACTTCGTAATAGACTTATTATTGAAGGAATAAAAGAACATAAATGTGAAGAATGTGGCATAAAAGAATGGAGAGGTCAACCTACTCCTATTGAATTAGACCACATAAACGGAAATCACCACGATAATCGTTTAGAAAACCTTCGCCTTCTTTGCCCTAACTGTCACGCTCAAACCGAGACATATAGAGGTAAAAACAAGAGAAGTTAACCTCCTCTAAATAAACAAAAGTAAAGGAACTATTCTATGAAGTACAGAATAGATGCCGCATATGTATGGTACAATCGCGGAAAACAAATTGTTCTTATGTACTTCATAAATCAAGTTCCTTTTACTTTTGACGAACTTCCAGACGATTCTTTATTCGACTTGGAGTTAGTCAAATTAGCAGATAACGAAAGACGTTTTGAACCAGAAGACCTTTATCAATCCTCATACTACTTGATGCTTGAAGAATGTCATCCTCTTATGTTTGAACTTGAACTGGAAAATCCAGAAATGTTACCTGTTGATTAAATGCCCTATAAGCATTGTGGTGATGCAGCAGTTTTGTAAACTGCAGAGAACAGTTCAATTCTGTTATGGGGCTCTGAGTTCTTTAAAACTCCAAAATGAACATTAAACTCTGGTACTGTGAGTCTATGAAGCAATGGCGTTGGACTCTTACTGACAGTTCGCGTCCTATTCGCAGACAAGAATCGGGACAACAACCATTTCTTCGTGATGCTATGAATGATGTAGCAAGCACGGTAGAATATATGTTAGAATGCAAACAAAATGAGTAAAAATACTTAAAAAGTGAAAAGTCAATACTACATAGAAAGAGTGTCGAAAAAAGAACTTGAACCACTCCTTTTAACTTATCATTATCTTAAGGATGAAAGTAAAACATACAAATCGGGTTATAACTATGGACTTTTCAAACATTCTGACTGGGAATGCCCTCTTAATATTGGGGGTTGTCTTGGTGGGGTTATTTTCACTAGTCTCCCCGTCCCAGAAATAGCAGTAGGGGCGTTTGGACTAGAAAGAAATGAACAGGAAGGACTTTATGAGTTATCAAGATTGTGTGTTCATCCTGAAGTTCAGAAAGAAGAATATAATATTACGTCTTGGTTCGTAAGTCGTTGCATTAAGAGGTTTAAAAAAGATGCCACAGTTCGTGCTGTTCTTAGTTACGCTGACTCTAATCACCACTCTGGAATTATATACAGAGCTTGTAATTTTCAGTACTACGGTTTAACTGACGCTAAAAAAGATTTCTATTATGCTGATGGGACCAAACATTCACGAGGTAGTATCAAGGGTGCTGATGGTGAGTGGCGTGATAGGAGTCGTAAACATCGGTATCTTATGGTTTTCGACAAGAAACTCAAACAACAGTTGACTTGGCAAGAGCAAGAGTGGTATAATATAAAAGGCGATACTTAACCAAATCCCTTCCGTGTGACTTGTAAAACCTCCTCTTGTAGGAGGTTTTCTTGTGAATAAATAACTCATAACGGAACTATAAGTATTAATAAAATGGGTCTTTCACGCCTTAATAATTTTCTGAAGTCGGCAAGAGGAACAGTTCTTTACGTTAATCCCAATGACTTAGATGCTACTGATAGTATTGAAAATCAAGGTAACTCTTTGACTCGTCCGTTTAAAACGATTCAGAGGGCATTAGTAGAGTCTGCAAGATTTTCATATCAAAAAGGTTTAAGTAACGATAGATTTAATAAAACTACAATTATTCTTTATCCTGGGGATCATATTGTAGATAACCGTCCAGGATGGATTCCTGATGGTGAAGGTATTTTTCTTCGTAGAGATGGAACAATAACAAATGATTTTCCACCATATGATTTAAGTACAAATTTCGATTTAACAAATCCGTCAAATCAACTTTATAAACTCAACAGTATTCATGGTGGTGTTATCATCCCCCGTGGAACTTCAATTGTTGGATTGGACTTAAGAAAGACTAAAATAAGACCAAAATATGTTCCAAATCCACTAAATGATAATATTGAAAAATCAACTATTTTCAGAGTTACTGGTGGATGCTATTTCTGGCAGTTTTCATTATTTGATGCAGATCCAAATGGACAGTGTTATATTGACTATACTTCCAATCTTTTTGTTCCCAACTTTTCTCACCACAAATTATCTTGCTTTGAATACGCAGACGGCGTAAATGAAGTAAGTATAAATGATGAATATATTACTGGTAGAAAATTTGATAGAACCGATCTTGAAATGTATTATGAAAAAGTCGGTCTTGTTTATGGGCAATCATCTGGTCGTCCGATAGAACCAGATTATCCAAGTTCTGGTCTTGATATTCAACCAAAAATTGATGAATATCGCATTGTTGGATCGACAGGATTTACTGTAGGTATAGCAAGTATTATATCTGGAGACGGAATAACTCCAAGCACAACGGTTACTGTAACTACAGAAGATTCTGTCCCCGGATTAGATGTAGATACTCCTTTTAGAATTGAAGGCGTAACTTCAGATGGATATGATGGTCAATTTGTAGTTACCGAGAAAATATCAGATACCATAATTAAATATCAGGTTCAAAACGAACCAACTCTTGCATTATCTACTTCGGAAGGGGCAACTCTTACCTTACAATCAGATACTGTAAGTTCAGCATCTCCATATATTTTTAATATTTCTCTTCGTTCCGTATATGGAATGTGTGGAATTCTTGCTGATGGTGATAAAGCAACAGGATTTAAATCTATGGTGATTGCCCAATTTACAGGAATTGGGCTTCAAAAGGATGATAGAGCATTCGTTATTTTTGATGAAGATACTGGACTATATCAAGATAGCTCAGTTCCGGGCAATGAGACTTTAAGCAATAATTCTAGATCTGTTCATAAACCAGAGTGGAGAAATTACCACATCAAAGCAGTTAATGATGCGTTTGTTCAGAACGTTTCAATTTTTGCTATTGGTTATGCAGAACATTTTGTCACAGAAAGTGGTGGAGATATGTCCATCACAAACTCAAACTCCAACTTTGGTTCTAAAGCATTAATTGCTAGTGGGTTTAAGAGAAATGCTTTCCCTCAAGATGATCTTGGATACATCACACATATCATACCACCAAAAGAAGTTTCCTTAGATGAATTTACTTATGAATTCAATGCTATTGATGTTGCAAAAACAATTTCTTTTGGATCAACTGGAAATTTATATCTTTATGGACAAACAAACTCTGATGTTTACCCAGATAATGTAATTGAGGGATATCGCATAGGTGCAAGACAGAATGATAGATTGAATGTACTTGTCTCTTCATCGGGAACAGTAACAGAATATTCTTCCAGAATTGTAATGCCAGAATCTCAGACAAGTTCTGAGAAATCATTTAACGTTACTAATAATTCTAGTAATGTGTTGACTATTGGAGCACATACTCTAAAAAATGGCGAAAAAATTAGATTTTTAAGTGATATTGGAAAAATTCCAGATGGACTTTTAAATAATCTAGTTTATTATGCAATTACAAATGTAAATGATGTTGGAATAGGAACAACTCAAATTAAAGTTGCAAAGACTCTAAGCGATTCTATTACACATACAAACACTGATTCAAAAAATATAACTTTTAATACTAAAGGTGGTGCTTTAAAAGTTATAAGTAGAGTTTCTGATAAAATATCTGGCGATATTGGGCATCCAATTCAATTTGATAGTACAAGAAATCAGTGGTATGTTAGAGTAGCATCTGCAAGCACTGAAAATGGAATTTACAATGTAATTGTTGGACTTGGGACCACTTCTCTTGGAGAAGCGACATCGAGAACTTATATCAAACGTAAAAAAGACAATAGATCTTCATCCGAAAGAATATATCGTGTCAGATATGTTATACCAAAAGATGTTGGTGCATCCAATGTAAGACCACCAAGTGATGGTTATATTCTACAAGAATCAAATACTTCTATAGGATCTACTGATGGTGAAATACAAACTTATTTTGGCAGTGGGTCGCTTAGCAATGTAAATGACCAAAGAAATTTTAGATTTATTGCTAATGCAAATTGGCAAAGTAATACTGCAAATGTTTCAACGGAACTTCCACACAACTTAACTGTTGGTTCTCAAATTGAAATAATAAATGTAGAGTCTAGTTTAAACCCAAGTGGAATAGGAAATTCTGGATTTAACGGTACATTCTCGGTTACCGGAATTAGTAGTACGAAACATTTTTCTTTCGGTTTATTAGATAATCCAGGAACTTTTGCAAATAATACAAGTTCTAGAGACACAACCCTCCCATATTTTAAGAAAAAGGAACATAATAACACATATTATATCCTTAGAAATGAGCAAGTTCAAAATTTTACGCCACAAGTTGAAGATGGTATTTACTACTTAACAGTTTTAAATTCATCTGTTACTCCATCGATTAACTATTTTGGAGATGAAAAGTTTTCGCAAAATGTGAAAAACTTATATCCACAACTTGATAAGGATAATCCAGTATCAGATCCAATAGAGGCAAAGTCTTTTGCACAATCATCATTAATAGGTGAAACTTTAATTGATGAACCAAGAAATAGTATTACAAAAGAAACTATTTCTAAGAATTTCGTTGATGTGAGTGTTGGAGTAGGTATTACAAACATTGTTTCAACAAGTTCAACCATTCATACTATTCATACCTCAATTGATCATGGATTAAATCGCATCACTAAAGTTTCAATTGCTAACAGTGGACTTGGATATGGATTTGCAGCATCTGGAGATTTTTATAATGCTCGGTTAGTTGGTATTGGAACATCTATTACTGGAAACCATGCAACTGCAAAGATAACAGTCAATGCATCTGGTAATATTACCAACGTAGTTATTATGGATGGTGGTAGTGCTTATGGAATAGGAAATTCTTTAGCGATTGTTGGTGTATCAACTTTTGCTGGATTTACTACTGCATATGTAAATGTAACTAAAATTTATAATAATATTGGGGATTCTATAAGAATTAATGGCGTAAGTTCCGAAACTTATTCATCGTTTAACAATCTTTATAGAATAACCGGAGTTAGTGTAGGTGCAGCAAAGAGCTTTAGTGTCCAATCTTCTGTTGGACTTTCCACTTGGATTTCTAATGGTGGTATTGGATCAGTTGTAACTTCAAATTCATCGGCATATTTAACTGGAGAGACTTTACGGATTAGTTCTCTTGCATATGATAGAGTTAGTGGAATCGCTACGGTTGTAACTCAAAATAGGCATGGACTTAAGATTGATTCGAAAATTAGAATCGGTGGGGCAAATCAATCACTTTATAATGGAGATTTTGTAGTTACAGAAAATGTAAGTCTTACATCATTCAAAGTTAAAATTGGAATAGGAACAATATCGCCAACAGCTACTGGAACACTCTATGGTTATAGAGGGGGTGTAACTTCTAATGAAGGTATTGTTACAATTGATAATGAAAATTTAAATGGCAGAATGACTCCAATTTATGCAGGAATTACCACTACCCTGTATTCTGCAATAAGTGATGTTACTACGGAAAGCATCACTCTCAGTGGAATTGATAATTTGGATGTAAGAATTGGAGATTATTTTGCAATCGACGATGAAATTGTAAGAGTAAAATCGACGGTTCCTAATAATATTAGTGCAGGAACTCCAATTTCTGTGTTTAGAAGCGTTCTTGGAACAAAAGCATCTACTCACATTAGCAATTCTATTGTAAGAAAAATTCGCACTCTTCCAGTAGAACTTAGAAGACACTCTATTTCTCGTGCTTCTAGTCATACATTTGAATATGTTGGATTTGGTCCAGGTAATTATTCAACGGCATTTCCGGATAGACAAGATAGACAAATTTCTCCACAAGAGGAACTTTTAGGACAGTCTACTAGAAAAAATGGTGGTATAAACTTCTATACCGGAATGAATGACAAGGGTATTTCATATTCCGGAAACAAAAAACTAAGTACAGTAACTGGACAAGAAGAAATCTTTGATACCCCTATCCAAACTATTACTGGTGAAGACATTTCGGATTTTCCAAGCATTAACGTTATCAGTGCAATTGAAGGTAATTTTGGACGTGCTATAACAATATCAGGTGGTTCAAACAAAAATTCAGTTTCTGAATTTAATGGTCCAGTAATTTTTACAAATAAATTAACCTCAAGTTCACCAAAAGGAATCGAGGCATACTCTTTATATTTACAGGGTGATGCTGTTGTTTCTAGAAAATTCACTGTAGGAATCTCAACACCAACAACTGCGGGAAACCCTGGTGATGTTGTTTATCTTGATAATCCAACAAAAACTGGATTTGTTGGATGGATTTATACGAAAGAAAATGCATGGTTCCGTTTTGGTGCTATTAATGAGGCTAGTGTCTCAAACTCTCCAATTTTTGATACTCTAGGAATTAATACAATAACTGCTGGAGCAAATAGATTATTAGTAAATTCCGGAACAAATCAGTTCTCAGTCACTTCTTCTGGGGGAGTTGGGATAGGGACGACTGATAGAGGATTTAAATTAAATATAAATGGAAATGCCAACATTTCTGGAAATTTAAATATCATTGGTATTTTAACTGCATCTAATTTTGTAGGTGATGGTTCTTTAATTACAAATTTAAGTTTACCTGCTAGTGGGTGGACCAATACTTCCAATGAAGTTTATAACACTGACTTTAAAAATGTTGGTATTGGAACATCTGTTCCAAGATTTGCTTTTGAGGTTGGAGCAGTTGGAATGGCTTCAACAAGCATTTATGTTAATGGTCAAGCAAGATTTGTAGGTCTCATTACTGCAAATAATGTTCATGTAAGTGGAATCATAACAGCAACTTCATATAATCTCCAAAGTTCTTCTGGGAGAATCACTGCCGGAATAATTACATCAACTAATTTGGTTGTTGGAACTTCTGGAACCGCTCTCATAACATCCAGTTCTAATATTGGAATTGGAACTCTTACCCCAAGAGCAAAATTAGATGTTGAAGGTCTTACACGACTTAAGACTTTTACAGAATCTGTTACTACTCTGACAAGTGCATCTAATTTTGTTACTATTGATCTTTCAGTTTCTCAGACATTTGAATTGACTCTAACCCAGAATATAAATTATTTTGTAGTCATAAATCCACCAGCAAATTCATCTTCATTTACAATTAAGATAACTCAAGCTTCAGTTGGTGGATACACTGTTGATTTGGATGACTTTAGGAACATTGGATTAAATGCAATTCCAGTTTATTGGCCTGGTGGGGGAGTAATTCCAACTGTTACATCAACTGCAAATAGAAGTGACATTTATTCTTTCCGATTATTTGATGGAAATAACATGTCAAGTGTTGGGATGTATGCCGTGGTTGTCGGTCAAAACTTCGTAAACTGAGGTAAAAAATAATGTCAGTAAATAATAAGCAGACTACTCTTGATCTTAATGGTCCTATTTTATCATTTATAACACAACCTTCCCCAATTTCGGTTTGTGGTATTGCAACATTTGTAGGAATTGCAACGGCATCTTTTCCATCACAAACACCTTCCAATTCGGCAACCCCAACTGGTTACATCTCTTACAAATGGTACGCTCAAGATACTCAATCATCTACAATTGAGTTAACTGATGGGTCCTTTAATGGAGCAACTATTTCTGGTTCATCAACTAATACTTTAACAATAGATTCTCCAGTTTATCTTAATAAGTATAAGTTTTTTGTAGAAGCGGATTATATCCCTTCAGCATATGTAGTTTCTGGTTCCGATGTTACTGCTGGCACTGCCAGATCTACTGGTAATGCTATTAATGACCCAATAAACTCCAATACTGTATTATTAACTGCGTATCCGGAAATTACAATCACTCAACATCCAAGATCTGTTACACTAGAAGAATCTGTTTTAAGGATTATAGACGATTCAGGAACTGATTTATATCTCAAACTGAAAGACACTCCTTTTTATAACGACTTTGATCCCGGAAAAGTATATACAATTATTTCAAGTAATGATGTTGAAGTTGATGTTAAAGTTTCTGGTGCCGGTGGTGGTTCATCTTATGTTGGGGATGTAAAATCTGTTGGTGGTAAAGGTGGTCTTTCCTCAGGTAAACTTACTCTCCTTGCCGATAAAGAATATAAATTGGTTGTTGGTGGTGCTGGAGGAAATTCTTTAGGAACTCCTGGTTATGGTGGAGGGGGAAGTAATACTAGAGGTGGAGGTGGTGGTGGATATAGTGGAATATTCCTTGGATCAGTATCACAAAGCAATGCCATAATAATTGCCGGTGGCGGTGGTGGCGGCGGAACTTTACCAGGAACTAATTATAAATCTACTGTTTATCATGTATTTAATAATAGCATAAACAGACACGAGTTAACTCAAAATAGTCCAGATATCACTGTAAACTATGTTGGTGCAAGTGCTGCGGATGGATTGCCATGTAGCAATAACTTATCATATAAGCATTATCAAATAATTTTCAAAACTCCTTTTATAGATGATAGTTATGTCATCCAAATTGATAATATATCACAACAAACTGCGGGTGGGGGATATAAAAGTATTACCAATAGTGGAATAGAAGAAAAAACTAGATTTGGATTTAGAGTTTGGTTCTGTGCAAATGGATATAACAGTTATGTAAGATCCTTTACTATACGTACAAATGGAGTAAAGGAGGGATTTGACTTTCAAGACGAGGTATCTACTGGAGGTAATGGTGGAGGTCTTTCTGGGAATGAATCCATTCTTATTGCAAGTGGTAAAGCAGGAACTCAGTCTTCCGGTGGTATAGGTGGACGAGGCAATGGAACCTCTGGAAGTCCTGGTGGTGTTCTTATTGGAGGTAATGGAGCTGGTGGAGGTGGTGGTGGATATTATGGTGGAGGTGGAGGTTTAATAAGTTCTGATGCAGCATCCTTAACGGATGGTAGTGGTGGTGGAGGTTCTGGATATCTTCATCCAACACTGATTACTGAGGGGTCTACAAAACGCAAAGTTGGAGCAGAAGCTGGCAAAGATGGTTCAATAATACTTGATTTTGAACCAATAACCTCAACTGCTCAGGAATTCGAAGCAACTTTTTCTGCCAATTCCGAAGTGGATGATGATTCTGATAATCAAATTTTATATCAATGGCAATTAAATGGTGTCGATTTGGTTGACGGCACAAAAGAAGCAAATACAATAATAAAGATTCCATCAAATAACTATAGTTACCCAACAAATGCTCTTTTAAGACTTCCTTTGTGGGACAGAAATTCAGATTCTGTTTTGGATTTAATTGATCTTACCAATGTTCCAAACACAGTTACTAATACAGGTACATTGTGGGTAAATGGTGGAGGAAAATTTTACAACGGATACGCATATTTTAGTGAAAATTCATATCTTCAGTTATCTCCTATTTCTGATTTTAATTTTGGAAAGGGTGATTTTACTGTAGAGTCATGGGTGTATTTTACGCAAAGTGGAATTAAAGAAATATTTTCCTGCGGTCCTTACGCAACTGAGAGGGCAGCAACAACAGCACGATCTGAAACTACATATCCAACTACATCTTACGGATGGTACACTAGAACTGGAGCAACGGAAACTGATCCATATACTAACACAAGACAATTAGTAATTCGTTGGGCAGGAAATACAATTTACGATAGTTCTAGAGACACCAATAAACCTATACCTTCATCAAATTCTGGAGTAACAGTCGGAGATTATACTTACTTCCCAATCTTCGGAAAAATAGGCAGTTCTTTATATGGGTGGTCAAACGATTTTAATAATTCCTTTAATGTTTATAGAGTTTCTTCTTCTTTTACAGTTAGAAAAAATGCATCATCACAACTTGAAGCATCAGTAGCGGGAACTTTTGTTTCTGGTGGAACTTTAAATTTAAATACTTGGCATCATGTAGCAGTATCAAGAAAAGATGGGTCTATTGGATTGTTTATTGATGGGAAAAAAGTTGCTACTCAATCGTGGAAAGATATAGACATCAAGTCATCTTCCCCAGTTTTAATTGGAAAGGCATCTAATGCAATTCAAGAATATCCTATGGTTGGGGGCATACAAGATTTCCAAGTATATGGAATTGCAAAATATACATCTGACTTTATTGTACCATCATCTGGAATGGTCGATAAGACACTTATTTTAGATTTACCTTTATGGGATGAGGGTACCGGAACTTTAAAACTTACTGACTTATCTGCAAATAAAAAATCAATAACTGCTGGGTCAACTTACGGGAAATCTCCTCTGTGGAATAAAGGTGTTGGAAAATTTTATGGGGGTGCTGCATATTTTAATGGAAGTCATTATTTAAATGTTAGTGCAAGTGAAGATTTTAATTTTGGAACTGGAGACTTTACTATAGAGTTATGGTGTAGATTTTCAACATGGACTACAAATTTACGTGAAGTTCTAATAAATGTTGGTGGTGGTTATAGTGGCAATGGTGGAACTTCTTTTTCATTAATAAGAAATAGTACTGGAGGGGGTACATTTTATCTTGCGGATATATCTGGGATACGTCAAATTGGAACCGTCAGTGATTTAAAAGTTGGAACTTGGCGACATTTGGCAATTTCCAAATCTTCTACGTCGGTTAAATTTTATATTGATGGAAAATTAATACAATCCACAGGCATCTTTTTATGGTTAAATGGAAGGTTTGGTGGAAATACGTCTGGATATATTGGATTGGAAAGTACTCTATCAGTCGCTGGAAATTATCCACAGTGTTATATGCAAGACCTCAAAATTTATAAAGGTCTCAATAAGTATCCCGCAGAATTTACTCCAAACCAAAACTCTAGCATATCTCTTCAATCAGAGGTTTCTACATATATTGAAAAATCTATCACCATCGTTAGTGGGTCTAAGACAAAAAATCTTACCATATCTACAGATGATGTTTCTTATAATTTACTAAGATGTAAGATATCACATCCAACGGCTTGCAATTCGCCATTATATACAAATACTGTTGAATATAATGTGGTATCAATATATCAAGTTACTCCAGCGGTAGATCCCACTATTCCAGAATCTCCCCGTGCTATTTTAGGGATGGAAGTTTATTATGATGATGGAACAATGTCTTCCAAATTCACGAATCTTTCCATTGAAAATGAATTTTCAATATTTAGACCAAGAACAGCAGCTAACCGAGAAATATATTCAGATTTAATATCCAATACTAATATTACATCTTCCGATACTATTTGTTTATATGCAAAAGAGAGAGATATCTATGTTGAGGTGGAAATGTATGGGTCTGCTGCAAGTATAAGAACAGGGTTTTATACTTATAGTGGAGGACAAGGTGGTTATTCAAAAATTAGATTTTTGATGAACAAAGATGATGAGTATATTTTACGTGGAATTAAATCAGAAGGTGCTCTTTGGTTATATAGAAAAGCAAAATTAATTGCTTGTGTTGGACAAGGTGGTGGTGAAGGAAGAACTGGTAACGGTGGATCTGGTGGCGGAGTTGGCGTAAGTGGTGGGAATGGATCAGGTAGACAACAAAATGGAAGTGGTGGACAAGCAATACAGGCAGGGCAGTTATCTGGAAATGGAATTTTTGGTTCATCGTCATCAGAAGTTTCAATATATTCGGAGGACTCAAGAGCACAAGGTAACTTTGGTGGTAGGGCAATTTCTTGTACAAAGGGTAAGTATTGGAAGCAGCAAGGAAAAGCAGCGTGTGAAGATTTGGGTAAAATGAGATTTAGATTATCCAATGGAACCGAAATTTTAAATAGTGCTCAGATTAACAGAGGATATAAAGATGGATATGCTATAAATCAAACTGCTGGAAGATCTGAAACAGCAAACAATGGTATGGGAGGAAATGGTGCAACAGGTGGAAACGGTGGTGCTGGGCACTTTGGTTCTGGAGGCGGCGGTGGGTCTGGATATACTGATGGATCTGTACGTGTCATGCAAACAACTCTTGGTGGAAATGTAGATAGATCTACAAAATTTGTTATAAGGTACATAAGTGAAACTCAAAATGATTTTGGCGATTTTTATCAAGATTCTGCGGGGAGAATATTAGTATTTTCTGCTGCCACTGTTGGAAAAGACCCAAGAACTCTTACAAAAACTACTGGAAAGGTTCTTCCAGGAACAAACACTTGTATTGACGATGCAAGATGGCAAAGATTCTTAGAACTTGCTGCAACACAAGATTACCGTTTGACTGCTACTCTTGATGGAAGAACAACGTCCATTACGAAAGCACAACCTTTTAATATTAGAAAAATGCTCAATGCAAATTATATTAGACTTAGAACTAGTCTAACTGATTGGCAACTCGTTCAATATGCATATCCGTTATATTGTTTGGCATGGGATGAAAATAATCTTTCTTCTCCTGGATATGGGTCAGATTACTCTATTCTCTCCTGGGGAGGAACTACTTATTATTATGGATACTATGGAGATTCTTCCAATTCATTCTTCTCCGGCACATCATATAGCAATACAACGGCTAATTTTTGGATTCTCCCTCCAGGAGTTCCTGATTTTTGATTATAAATAATTAAAATCTAACTAGGGGGAGAGTGAACCCAAATGGCAATTAATAAGAATTTTGTCGTAAAGAACGGGTTAGAAGTTAATACAAATCTTATTGTTGCAGATGGTGATGTTGACCGCGTTGGTATTGGAACTACTATTCCCCAATATAAGTTAGAAGTTACCGAAGATATTGGGTCAAAAACTTTATATGTTGGTTCATCCAGAAATACCTTTTCTGTTGTTACTGGACCAACGGGACTTGGAAATTCTGTAGGAATTGGAACGTCCTTACCTGGGTATTTGTTAGATATACGATCTCCAGTAAGTACAGGACAAACTGCTGTTTATGTAAGAGGTGACATTAGAGTTACTGGAATATCAACAATTGAAACTTCTGTATTTGTAAGAAGTGGGTCAATAGTTGTTGGAACATATTCTTCGACGGGAACATCAAATCAAAAATTACAAGTTCATGGAGGCGGAGCTTATATCTCTGATAATGTCGGTATAGGAACAACCACTCCGGGAGCGGAATTGCATGTAGTTCCACAATCAGATGGTATTGCGGGACTCTTTTCAGGATCAACATCTACCGATTTAGTCAGAATTACTCAAACAGGTACTGGTAATCCATTAGTTGTTGAAGATGCTGCAAATCCGGATTCAAGTCCCTTTGTTGTAAGTACAGTTGGTAATGTTGGACTTGCAACCACAAATCCAACATCAAAACTTCATGTTGTTGGTGATTCATTAGTAACTGGCATCTCTACATTTAACAATAGAGTAGACATTGATACGGATTTAAATGTTGATAGGAACGTAATTGTAGTTGGGTTTTCTACATTTAATAGCAGAGTAGATATCGATACGGATTTAAATGTCGATAGGAACGTAACTGTAACAGGAATTTCTACATTTACTAATTATATTGATGCTAATGGTGGTGCTTATATTGATAATGTTCAGATAGGCGTAAGTGGTGATAATGAGATTGATACCACCACAGGGATTCTAACTCTCGATTCTTTTGCTGGTCAGGTAACTGTTGATGACAGATTATTAGTAACTGGCATTTCTACATTTAATAGCAGAGTAGATATTGATACGGATTTAAATGTCGATAGAAACGTAACTGTAACTGGCATCTCCACATTTACTAATTACATTGATGCCAATGGCGGTGCTTATATTGATAACATTCAAATAGGTATAAGTGGTGATAATGAAATTGATACTACATCCGGAATCTTAACGATTGATTCTTTTGCTGGTCAGGTAACTGTTGATGACAGATTATTAGTAACTGGAATATCAACCTTCAACTCCGACGTTTATGTTCCTTTATCCGCATCTAGAGTGGGTATAGGAACCACAAATCCAACATCAAAAATTCATGTTGTTGGTGATGTATTAGTAACAGGTATCTCTACATTTAATAATAGAGTAGACATTGATACGGATTTAAATGTTGATAGGAACGTAACGGTAGTAGGACTATCAACCTTCAATAATAGAGTAGACATTGATACTGATTTAAATGTTGATAGGAACGTAACGGTAGTAGGACTATCAACCTTCAATAATAGAGTAGACATTGATACTGATTTAAATGTTGATAGGAATGCAACTATAACTGGCATCTCTACATTTACTAATTATATTGATGCTAATGGTGGTGCCTATATTGATAATGTCCAAATAGGTGTGAGTGGTGATAATGAGATTGATACCACATCCGGAATCTTAACGATTGATTCTTTTGCTGGTCAGGTAACTGTTGATGATAGATTATTGGTAACTGGTATCTCTACATTTAACAATAGAGTAGATATCGATACGGATTTAAATGTCGATAGGAACGTAACTGTAGTAGGACTATCAACCTTTAATAGCAGAGTAGATATCGATACGGATTTAAATGTCGATAGGAACTTAACTGTAGTAGGACTATCAACCTTTAATAGCAGAGTAGACATTGATACTGATTTAAATGTCGATAGGAACGTAACTGTAACAGGACTATCAACCTTTAATAATAGAGTAGATATCGATACGGATTTAAATGTCGATAGAAACGTAACTGTAACAGGAATTTCTACACTTACCAATGGTCCTCTATTAATAGGTAGTGGAACATCAACAGGAACAGCATCACAACCACTTCAAGTTAATGGCGGTGGTGCTTATGTCTTTGGTTCTCTGGGTATAGGATCTACAAATCCAACATCGAAACTTCATGTTATTGGTAATGCATTAGTTTCTGGTATCGTAACTTCTAGTGGTTTTAATGCTACGGCAGGTAATGATTATGAAATCAACAATACTTCAGTTCTTACATCAACAACTCTAGGTTCTGGTGTCGTTAACTCATCATTAACTTCTGTTGGAACATTGAATTCATTAAATGTCTCTGGAATTTCAACATTCTTATCTTCTCAATTAAAAATAAGAAATCCAGCGAACACTTTTGAATATGGAATTGCCGCTGCTGCAATTGCTGCGAATAGAACTCTTAATTTGCCATTAATTACTGCCGATGATACAGTAGCAACTCTTGGTTTATCACAAACATTCAGTGGGAACATTACTGTTAGTACTGGCAACATTGCTCATACTGGAACCACTCAAAACTTTACTGCCCAATCATACACCACAGGCACAGTTACTATTGGTGGTGCATTGCAAACTGGTGCGATTACATTAGGACAAGCAACCACCTCTCAAATACTCAACCTTGCTACTGGGGTTTCTGCTGCTGCTACAACCAAAACAATCAACTTTGGTACTGGTGGTGCTTCTGGTTCATTCACTCAAATCAATATTGGACCAACTGTTGGTGTTGGAACGATCACGATTAATACCGGAACTAATCTTGGTATTGGATCTGATGCACCAACTTCTAAACTTTTTGTTGTTGGTGATGGAAACTTTACTGGTGTTGTAACGGCAAGAACATTTAGTGGACAAATTAATGCTGGCGTATCTACTTTAGGTATTGCGGGAGCAACAAGTTTAACTTCACAAAATCTCAATATTACTGGAATTTCAACGTTTGCTGGAATTACTACAGTAACAGGAGCGACTTTATTTACCAAGCAATTAAACACTTCTGGCATTTCTACTTTTGGTGGTGATGTTCTGCCATCTATAGACGCTACTTATAATATTGGTTCTCCAAGTAAAAGATGGTCAAATTTTTATGTAGATAATATTACTGGAACATTAGTAGGTGGTGCTGCTACTGTTGCAGTCATATCAGACACTCAAAATGCAACTAGATATTTAACTTTCTTTGAAGGAGTTTCTGGTGTAGGATCTATTAGAGCAAATACTAATCTTGCTTATAATCCAGGTACTATAGTATTATCTTTACAAAATGGTTCTCTATTAATAGGTAGTGGAACATCAACAGGAACAGCATCACAACCACTCCAAGTTAGTAGTGGTGGTGCTTATGTTTTTGGTAATCTTGGAGTTGGTGTTACTAATCCATCAGCAAATTTACAACTCTCACCGAATGCTACTATTTCAAACGTTGGAACTGGAATCACACTTCCAGGAACTGTTGGTTCTGCACTTACCGTTGCACAGTTTGTTTATCTCAATAATAATACGACATATTTGAGAATCAAAGCAACAAGAAATGAGACGGGAAGTAGTTGGACTAGTGCATCAACAAAGTTAGTTAACGTAACTGATTTAACTGAACAAGGATATATTGAATATAATCCAAATGGTGCTAATGGTGGAATGGCATTTGGACAAGGTAGTACTGAATGGGCAAGATTTTTACAAAGTGGAAATGCTGGCATAGGAACTACAAATCCTTTACAAAGATTTCAAGTAGGAGTAGCAAATGCTTTAGGAATATCTACTAATGGTAGAGTATTTGTAGTAACTGACAATGGAGATGCAGGTATAGGAACCACAAATCCAGTATCGAAACTTCATGTTGTTGGTAATGCATTAGTTTCTGGTATCGTAACTTCTAGTAGTTTTAATCTTACTACAGGTAATGATTATACAATAAACAATACTTCAGTTCTTAATGCAACAACTCTAGGTTCTGGTGTTGTTAATTCATCATTAACTTCTGTTGGAACTCTTGGAACACTTAATGTATCTGGTGTCACCACAACAGGAATTCTTAGAGTAGGAACTGGTGGAACTATAATTGCCACAACTTTAACTGGAAATACGGGTATAGGGACCATAACTCCAACATCGAAACTTCATGTTGTTGGTGATGCATTAGTTTCTGGTATCGTAACTTCTAGTGGTTTTAATGCTACTACGGGTAATGATTATGAAATTAACAACACTTCAGTTCTTAATGCAACAACTCTAGGTTCTGGTGTTGTTAACTCATCATTAACTTCTGTTGGAACTCTTACTAGACTTGTTACAGCAGGACTTGTTGTAACAGGAATAACTACTCTTGGAGTTACAACTGCTACTAATTTATTAGTACAAAACATTAATAATTTTGGTATTACAACTACCAACTCATTAAACATTGGTGCCACTGAAATCGTTAGTTCCTCCAGACAACTTCAGAATATTGCTTCCCTCGACGCCACAACAACAGCAACAATTGAATCTGCAATTATAAATGCACCTAATAATTTTAATGATCTCCGAATAACTGGAATTTCTACATTTACTAATGGACCTGTATTGATTGGTTCTGGGACATCAACAGGAACAGCATCACAGACACTTCAAGTTAATGGTGCTAGTGCTTATATTTCTGGTTCTTTGGGTATAGGATCCACAAATCCAACTGCAAAATTAGATGTTGCTGGATTGGGTCAGTTTGTAAACGCAGGAAATCAATTACTTTTACATACTGGAACTAATGTTCCTACAGTAATTTTAAGAAATGATGGTAGTGAGTATTATCATCTATTAAGTGCTGCTGGAACAACTCCTTCAGGGACTTTCAATAGTTTGAGACCACTTGCAATTAATTTAACATCCGGTGCGGTTGCTATAGCAAATACTGCGATTAACATATTTAATGTAACTAATCAAACTGCATCTGCAGCAAGATGGTTAGTTAGAGCAGTTACAACAGGTATTTCAAATGAAGCTGGTATCTACCAAGATGCCTCAAATAATATGCAATTTGCTGCTAGAGATGGTTCTGGCACTCTAAGATTAGTTTTAGATTCTAATAATACTTCGGGTTCTTATTTAAACACTACTGCTGGATTTAGTGTTGGTAAAAACACTACTACACCAGGATACACTGATTTAGGAACTAATTTGAGAATTGGTGTTGCCAATAAAACTGGTACATATGTGATGGTTGGTACAACAACTGTAACCGTTACTTGTACTAATCATGGATTAACTACTGGGGATTCTGTTTATATTGATTATAGTACAGGAACTGCGGTTGATTCATATTATAATCAAGTAACAGTAACAGACTCAAATACATTTACTGTTGTTGCTGCAACTTCTTTAACTACTAATGGAGCTTGTTCAATTTTTTCGGAAAGTCAAATCAGATTCCCTGGTGCTAATGGAGATAGTGGATATAATCACACAGTAATTTCCGAAAGACTTTATGGTGCTAGTGATAAGTCTGAGTTGTTAATATTTAAAGGTAATGATACTGGAACATCAATTCAAGATAATATCAGATTAGCAGCAACTGGAGATATCTATTTTCACACTGGTTTAGGTGTTATTACATATGATGGATATATTAACTCCTTTGGAAATAATTTATCATCTTCTACAGTTTCTATTCTTTCTTCTGGTAATCTCGGAGTTGGTATTACAAATCCAACATCAAAACTTCATGTTGTTGGTAATACATTAGTTTCTGGAATCATAACTTCTGGTGGTTTTAATGCTACTACGGGTAATGATTATGAAATTAACAACACTTCAGTTCTTAATGCAACAACTCTAGGTTCTGGTGTTGTTAACTCATCATTAACTTCGGTTGGAACATTAAACTCATTAAATGTCTCTGGAATTTCAACGTTTGCTGGAATTACTACAGTAACAGGAGCGACTTTATTTACCAAGCAATTAAACGCTTCGGGTATTGTAACTTCAGGTGGTTTTAATGCTACTACGGGTAATGATTATAAAATCAACAATACTTCAGTTCTTACATCAACAACTCTAGGTTCTGGAGTAGTTAATTCATCATTAACTTCGGTTGGAACTCTTGGATCACTTAATGTATCTGGAATTTCAACGTTTGCTGGAATTACTACAGTTACTGGTACTACATTATTTGCCAAACAACTTAATGTTTCTGGTGTTGTAACAGCAAGCTCTTTTATAAGACCAGGGGGAACTTCAAGTCAGTTTTTAAAGGCAGATGGTTCTATAGACAGTAATACTTATTCAACTGCCACTGCACTGTCCGTAAGTGATGATACTTCCACAGATGCAACAAGATATATTCTTTTTGAGGATGCAACTTCTGGAACTATTTCTTCAGTGAATGTTTCTTCTACAAATCTTCAGTTTAATCCATCAACAGGAAATCTTTCAGCAACAATTCTAACATCATTATCAGATCAAACTCAAAAAACCAACATAAGACCTATTGAAAATGCTATAGACCTTGTAAAACAACTTGAAGGTGTTCGTTATGATTGGATAAATAACAATAAACCTTCAATTGGTGTTATTGCACAAGAAATTGAAAAAGTTCTTCCCGAAGTAGTTGAAACTAGTAATAGTGGTTTGAAATCAGTATCTTATGGAAATATTATTGGTGTGTTAATTGAAGCAATTAAAGAGCAAAATGAAAAGATTGATAAACTTCAAAAAATCGTAGATAATTTGAAGTAAGTATCAGTCAAAATAAGTTTTGCTAAAATTTCTTGAGCAGAATATAAGTCACCTACAGACAAAGAATATTCCTATAGTGTAACTTTAAAAAATTTCAAAAAAGTTTACAGACTGGTGAGTAGATAAATAAACCTAGGATTCATTTACTCTAAATCTGATGTCATATAACGTAGGGGCAACCATTGTCATTGACGATTCTAGAAACGTTACCAATGTTATAGGTGTTGGCAATACTGGAACTACCACATATTATGGCGATGGCAGCAAGTTAACAGGTATTATTGTTGATGGTAGTTCATTTAACACGGGTATTACAAGTTCCACAAATACAATTATATCTGGAGTTGGCGTAACAGTTCTTACAATTCCTTCAACAGCAGGAAAAGAATATATTGTTCATTCGATTCATGCATCTAATGTTGGTTTTAATACAGAACTCAATGTCATTGGTGCATTTGATTTTGTCAATGGAGGGAGAAGTTACTTTGCTTATAATATTCCAATTCCAACTGGGTCTGCAGTTGAACTTTTGAATCAACCACAAATTCTAAATCCCTCCGATAGAATTATAATGAGAGCAACCGACATTGATCGTGTTGGTATTGATAGTGGTGTTCAAGTTTTTGTGACGTATCAAGAAAAAACTGCAACAGATTATTTTGGATTAGGATTTGGGGAATCTGGCATTAGCACAACTGCTCCGATTGGAATTTACACTGCAACACAGGCATCCATTCTTCAATCAATTCGTTTAACAAATACTACGGACCTAGGTGGTTATCCAATCTCTATCACAGTTACAAGTGGCATTAATACTAGAAGTCTTGTAAATAACTTGGTTGTCCCAAAATATGCAAGTGTGGAACTTTTGGAAACTCCAAAGAGATTAAATGTCAATGATGTTCTCAGGATTAAAGTTGAACAATTATCAACAATTCACGTTCAGATTTCGGGAAAAGCTATAATCTAATAATTTTGTGCTATAATTATTAAAAAACTAATATGAGTATAATGATTGGTCTTCCATGTATGGGAGGTATTGTGAGTGAAAAAACTACTCTTGGGTTGTTTAATCTTGCTAAAGCATTTGTCAGAAATGATATTCCTCATGGACTATTAACTCTGACAAATTCTTCGTTGATTACACAAGCAAGGTCCAAAGTAGCAAACTTTTTCATTAACAACACAGAACACGATTACTTGTTCTTTTTGGACAGTGACATTGGATTTAATTCGGAAGATGTGCTAAAATTACTATCACATCAAGTTCCGATTGTTTCTGGTGCTTATCCAATGAAGATTATTCCAGAACGATACTGTGTAGATATTGTTCAACCAGAACAAAGGCGAGGAGATTTGGTGAGAATCAATGGAAATGGAATGGGATTTGTTCTAATACATCGTCAAGTGTTTCTTGATATTGCAAAACAAAATCCAGGTCTCAAGTATATTCCTTCGGATTATCATTCAGATACTCCACATACTTCTGCAGAGGTGAATAATTCATATCACTACTTTGCAGAACATCAAACTCAAAATGGTTTTATGTCGGAAGATAAAAGTTTCTTTCATAGAGCACAACAAGTCGGTTATAATATTTGGTTAGATCCAACAATTAAACTCAATCACACTGGTTATCACATTTATCAAGGTTAGTGTTATGAGAGGATGTAATGGTTGCACTGCCTGCTGTGAGGGGTGGTTAGTTGGAGATGCACACGGTCACTATTTCCAATCTGGAAGACCTTGCCATTTTAAATGTGAAAGTGAATGTACAATTTATGAAAATCGACCAGATGATCCTTGCAAAAATTATAAATGCGAATGGTTAGATAATTTGGAAATACCAGAATGGTTAAAACCAAACATTTCTAAAGTTATTATTACTAAAAGAAAATGGTCTGGTGGTAATTATCTTGAGGTTTTGGAATGCGGACAAAAAATGGATTCTATAGTTTTGAATTGGTTATTCCATTATCATTACACAACTACTATACCAATTAAAGTTCAAATTTCTGGTGGATGGACAAACTATGGGTCAAAAGAATTTTTAGACTTTATTATTAAAGAAAAATCAACAAAAGGGAGGTAATTTATGAAATCTGGTGCAACTGAAACGTCTTATTTGTATTTGCAAGAACACTATACATTTCCAGAAAATGTTTTTGTTTCGCATTTACCCGAAGAGATTAAAAAATCAAATCATCAATACAAGATTATATGGGCACATCACGCTTATGATCAACCAGTCTTTCTGAACTTTGATCATAACACTGTGGATCATATTGTTTCACCTTCACAGTGGAACAAAGATCAACTTGTAAGATTTTTGAATGTTCCTGAACATAAAATTTCAGTGATTCCAAATGGAGTTGCTGAAATGTTCCAACATTCAACTCAAAAAACAAAGACAATGATCTTTACTTCAATTCCATATAAAGGTCTTGAAGTATTATCAAAGGTTATTCCTTTGATTTCTCAAGTTCATAAAGATGTGAAGTTTAAGATTTTCTCTTCTATGTCTCTTTATGGACCATCTAATGACCAGTTTATTGAACTTTATGAGTATCTGAAGACTCTCCCAAATGTCGAATATTCCCCTGTTATTGAACGTGAGGAGTTGATTAGGCATTATCAGGAAGCAGCATTCTTTATTCATCCAAATATTTGGGAAGAAACATTTGGTGTTTCGATGATTGAAGCAATGAAGTGTGGGGCATATCCAATTATTACAGATATTGGAGCACTTGCAGAGGTTGCTGGTGAAAAGAATGCGACGGTTATTCCAATTGAAGGTGAGAATACATCAAAAGGTTGGAAAGTTACTGATAATTTTATTCGTCAGTTTGCCGATGCTTGTTGTTTAGCACTGGATTATTATGATAAAGAACCAAAGTTTTATCAGGAAGTCTCTAAATTGATTTCAGATTATGTAACAGAAAAGTATGATTGGAAGAAAATTGCAGAGCAATGGAAAAATCTAGTTGATACAGTCCAAAATCATAAAACTGAAAAGAGACCAGTATATTATTGTATGACAAGTACAAAGAGCACTGAAAAATATACTGATCTTGCACTTAAATCTTTCTTTCAGAATACTGAATTGGGAGAAAAGGATAAGTTTTTCTTGATTGATAATGATGGGCAGTATTCTCTGACAGATTATCGAGAGCACATTACTCTGATTGCAAATAATACGCCAAAAACATTTGCAGAGAATATGAACTTTGTAATGAAACTTTCTCTGGTTGATGAAGTAGACTTCTTTGGTTTGAGTAATGATGTTGTTTTTACAGAAAATTGGAATCAAGACTACAATTCCAGAAACACTGTTTTAGTTCCACTTTGCAATCAAAAACTAGTTGGAGATTATGGAAGTCTTAAAATAGAACCAGTAATGGATCTAGAAGACCTTGAAGGAAAAGAAAATGAGTTGAATGAGTTTGTTAAGACTCTGAATGTAAATCCAGAACAAATTAATAAATCAATCATTGGTTTCCATTGTTTCTATATTCCTCACGAAATCTTATCCACTGCTGGATTTTTAGATGAAAACTTTGAGAATGGTGGAGAGGATGTTGATTATCGTTTAAGAGTTAATCAACTTGGATTTAATGTTGATCTAAATTACAATTCTTATCTTATTCATTTCTCTGGAAAATCAACCTGGAGAAGCAATGAACCAAAGGAAAAAACTTTAACAAGAGAAAAAAATTATCGTAGACATTTTGAGAAAAAGTGGGGTAAGCAAGTGGCAACCGAACTTCTAGCACAAAGTTCAGTTAGTTAAACGTTCATATATAGTAGTACAAATTTTCAAACTTGAAAAAATTATGTCTGAAGAAATCACTGCATTGACTTATGCACCAATTAACGCTCAAGATGCTGTTTTTAATGACGATTATCTAAAGCAAGCATCAGAAAATGTCTTTGCTTGGGAAGAAAGCGATAAAGAAATGGCTCAAGGAAGAACTAACTTCCAAATCGAAAAGTTCATTGGTCTAAACACTCACAATATCTCCGTATCCTTTGAGCATATTCTCAAAGAGCGTCGTATTATGGCTGCTGGATATATGGGAAAACTCATTGAAATGAAAGAAAGAGTTCGTGAGTTTGAGTATAAGTGGGAAGGAAAAGATAAAACTCAACCCATTATGTGGGAAACTGGTGGTCCTGGTGGTGGCAAAAAACTTTGTTGGTATGACCTAGAAGAACTTGAGATGGCTCATTATCTCAAAGGTTCTGAACTTGAAATCCGTGATCGTCTCCACCAACTTCAGCATCTGGATAGTATGCTTGAGAAACTGGTTGAACAAAACGGTGGTACTCCTCCAACAAGAGAGCAGTTCCTGGAAGAGAATCAAGAGTATTGGGATACAAGACTTGCAGAACAAGCACTTGATGATCTGATGGCAGCACAAACTGGTATTTCTGGTGCAAACCTACAAGCAATGCGTCGTGCATCTGCTCCTTCAATGGTTGATCCACGAAATCAGTTCAAGGAAGGTTATCTACCTATGGATAAACTTTTGGATTCAAGAGGAAGAATGGAGTTCATTAATGATCTTCAAAGTAAGGTTATGAGAGGTTACGAAAAAATCACTGGTACTGATTTAGGTTATGGTGCGGCAATTAAACCTGCAGCAACACAAACTCAAATTGAAGGAAATAATACTCCAGAATGAGAGAGAAAATTTTTATAGTTGATAACCTTTATGATATTCCACATCAATATCATAAAGGTTTTTTTGAGAATCGATGTGTGATTACTAATGAAACTGTAAGTAAACTTACAGAAGTCATAGGAAATCCTATTGAAATCATTTCGGCAACAAATGAAGTTGGTGGTGATTTGGGTGTTGTCGCTCATATTGCATCTGATTGGATTGCAGTCATTTATTTGGCGTTACCAATGCAATCCTTTGGCGAGACTGGAATTAAATTTTATTCTCATCTTGCAACAGGACTGGAAACATTTCCAACTTCAGAAGAAGCAAATAAATATCAGATTACTGAAAATAATCTTTCAGAAGTTTTTAAGTCTGATTTGAGTTTATGGAAAGAGTATGGAAATATTGTTGCAAAATACAATCGAATGGTCTTATTTAGAAGTGATTTATGGCATTCTTATGCTACTAATCTAAATACTTCTATACTCTTTCAGAAGATAATTATAAAAAATGGCTGAAACTAGGGGGACTTTTGTTTTATCTGAAGTACTGTCAGAAATTAGGGATAATAACTGGGTTCCTCCAGAAGAGGTGTTTATAAATGATGCCACACCAAATACTGGGTACTTTGGTGGTGGTAATATTTTGCCGGGTGATATATCAACAATGGATAAGGTTGCTTATTCAACCGACACAAGAACAACAGTTCCTGGTGCAGCATTAAGTGCTGCTCGTATTTCTCTTGCAGCAACAGGAAACTCAATAGCAGGATACTTTGGTGGTGGTTTTCCTGGTCCAAGATCAACAATGGATAAGTTAACTTATTCATCAGATACTACAGCACAAGTTCCTGGAGCAGCATTAAGTGCT